GTTTCTCCAGTCTATTCTACTATTTAAAGCTTCTGACTTAGTTACTTTAGAATAGTTTTTTGTTATCTTTTGACCAGGAGTATTAAAACTAAGAGTGCTTTTAGGATTATCACTACCATCTATAATTGGTTGAAAAAAGAATGGTAAACTTCTAAACATATATACAAGCTTATCTGTAAATAAAGACTTAGCGTCAGCACCAGTCTTACTTGTTATACCTCCATGAGAATTATATCTAGCTGTTATTTCATACAACAACATAGCTGCACCTTTATAAGAAGCTCCCTCCCTACGGTGCTTAACCATTATCATTCCAAAACAATCAGGATCTTGTTTACATATTTCCCAGAAGATAAAAAACCTTCTATCTCTATCTCTGTACTCAGGATATCCAATATCCATCTTGCACCAATTTAAATAATAATAATGTTCTCCTGTTATATAGGTGGGCTTCCCATTGTTCATAAACCAAACACCTTCGTCTCTTCTTTTAAATTCCTGATCTATAAACCATGAGTATTTAGGAATAGTATCCTCGTTAAGACCCTCTGGCATATCAGTTCTTTTCCATTTTTGATCTTTTTTCTTTAGATCTGAAAACAATATGTCTTTTTTCTTGGGTTTAACAGGTAGCTTGAATTTTAAACCATTTACTTTTATATACCCTGTCATAATAAATTTTAGCCAATTATGCAAATATAATAAAATAAATTATACTCTCTATTTTTTAGCGTACTTTTCTGAGAAGCCAGCTTTAAAGGATTTATCCTCTAGTTCAGGTTCGTTTTCAATTATATCGCCATCATTAATTTGATTCTGCATTTTATGTATAGCCATTAGAATATCTTGAGCATCCATAAAGCACTCTTTTTTAGCCTTCATAGCATTTCTAGCTTTATCATCTTGCAAGTCTGGATCTATAGGTTTTTTAACCTCTTCCAATAATAAGTCAAAAGCTTTATTCCCTGATTCTATCAGTCTCTCTATTTTCTTGCTGACATCTATTTCTTTCATTTAATTTTATATTTAACAATACAGAACACCTTTCATAATATTCCATGTCCTCATAATAATTTATCATAAAATCTATAAAACTATCAAATATTTCTTGATCAAGTTCTTCTTCAACAACATTCCATAAAAAATATGGCCTACTTGATGAATCTAATATGTCTTCTATAGATTTTTTTCCTGTTAATAAATTATATGAGTTTTCCACGCATATATCTATTATTTCTTGGGTTCCTATCATTATTCTACTTTTGCTAGTATATCAAAGTTACGCATTCTTAACAACTTTTCCCCCTCTATTACCATTTCATATTCAGAATTTTCAGAAAAAACCACCTCATCATCCTTCTTTACACCTAGATTTTTCAAATCTTTATTCATGTATTTTACATATCCATGCAACTCTATCTCTTCTGCTTCTGGCTTTAAATATATACCTGTGTCAGATATGTAATTAGATTCATCCTCTACTTTTTGTTTCACAAAATTCCAATGATGTAGCATCTTTATTTTCCCCTTTCTAACAATAGCATATACATAAGACCAATGTATGCTGAAAACTTTTTCATCTTCATGAAATTTAACCCTATTCTCTTCGTTTGTTAAAAAATGGTGACAATAAATTTTATCTCCCACTTTAACATCTAAATTTATACCTTTGGGTAAACTGTGAGGTAGTGCAACAACTGTGCCATACTGTCTAGCATGTTTTAACTCGTCATAAGAGGTGTCCATAAATAATTCTCTACCATTTACTATTATAGTGTCCTCTTGGATTTTTTCTACTTCAACAAAGTAGTAATCTTTTACTGGTCTCATATTAATTAACTTCGTAGTTTTCTCTATCTTGAATATCGTACTCTATAGCTGTAGGCTGATCAAAAAACCTCTTCCAAGGTCTTGAAAATTCATCTCCTCTAGCTTTAACATATACATCGTAGACAACCTGCTGGTGTTTATACCATGCAGCCTCATCTTGTATAATAGCTGTTATCTCCATATTTCCAGCATTCATTAATTGACCAACTTTATATGTTAATCCTTGTTTTAAATCTCCTATAGTTATTTTTCTTATAATAGGGCTTATAGCTTCCATAATTATATTATTTTTTATTTTCGTAGTATATGTCTAAATCTTCTATTGTTGCTATAGGTTTCCCATTTATATTAGCATGACCACCCATAGCTATAGTTTCTTTAAACGCATCATATTCACTATTTCTTTCTTTATGCATAGCAACTTTAAGTAGTATTAAATATCCTATAAGATCTGATACTGTATCTTCTGTTTTATCATTTATCCCTTTGTTTTGTATACGCATAAGTTTGTCATCTATACGTGCACATAAAGAGTCTATTGGTGATCCTGAAGAAAATACGCTTGATGGGCTGGTGGCTGAGTCGCCATAGTCTCGATTCTTCTGTATAAGAAGATCTTTCATAGATTCACACATCTCCTCTATGAGTTGTTCTGTGTCTTTCATAATATTGTATTAAATTAAATTTCCACTAATATAGTGAAAATATTTTATTCAAACAATACTCTGCTAATTTTTTGGTAATGAACTACTAATTCTGTTGTTTTAGATCCTGCCATTTGTTGAACACCAATGTAAGGTATGAAGTCATGATCATCTTCTAGTGCTAAAGATTTTGTCGTAACAACACTTTGAGTTGCTCCTCCAGCGGTTGCTGAGGTAACTAAACCATATTGAACATCATTTACAAACACAGAAACCTGTCTATTTGAATCTATTTCTATTCTAAACCTATAAGTGGTAGAAGCAGCTACTGCTATACCTAGATCTGTTATGTAATCTACATTATCTTTAGAATAAACAAAATGTAAATTAGCGTTTGTTGTTAGAGCACCTTGATCATCATCTGTACAAAATAAGAAATAAGCCTGATCATCGTCAGTCGCATAAACTGGAGTATTTGTTAATTTCATGCCAGCCCAAAATGAATAGTCTGTTATAGTTCCATGAGTGGTTATAGCACACTCCCATTCTACTTGATTTTCTGTCCCCCATTTAATACCCGTCCAAGCTGATTGCCTAGCGTCTAAGTGTGGAGCTATAATAACTTGATCGTTGTCAGCACCGTCTGTTTGTATTTGTATACCAGCGTAATTGTTAGAAAACGTAGCGTCACCAGTTCCAGCGTTAGTTCCTACTAATTCAAAGTTTCTGTTAACAGTCATTCGTGTTGCTTCAGAAGCGTCTTGAATATCAGCATTTTCATGCGGTAACATCTCAAAGAACTCTTCTAGATAATATCTTTCAGAACTTCTTCTAAGATTTCCTTTTACTTCTAAATCTGCATTAACAGTAACTTTATCGTTAGCAGTATCCGCAACAAAGAATGTTGTATTACTACTACTAGTAATTTTAAAAGCATTGGGATGTGCTCCCAAAGAAAATAGAGCTGTACCTGAATTAGATCCAACATGTAATGTGCACGTGGGTACAGTTTGATTTACCCCAAAATATGAGGTTTTAGATACTATTCTACTGGAAGAATCCTCCACATATAAATATGTATTGTTGCCAGGAGATTTAACATCAATATCTCCAACTTTTACATTGTAAGAGCCTAAATAATCTCCTATATAAAATTTATTATATCCATTAACATTTTGAACTAACATTGACTGAGTTGTTGTCCCAATTATATGTAGATTGGCCCTAGGAGTTGATGTGGTAGATAAGTTAAAAGACAAACTACCCACTATATTAACCCTTGATTGACCCAAGTACATAGCACTTTGCCTACCACTTCCATCCTCAATTCTAGTTGGAGTGTTACCACTAAAACCTACAGTTGATTCTGTTTTTAATAAACTTTTATAAGTGTCTTTTACTGCTTGTCCTGTTAATGTTGCCATATTATCCTCTACTTACTTTTAAAATTCCACTACTATTCCATAATTGACCCGCTACCCCTGGATCTGATGTGGGTATTGAGTCCCCCATTGTATTTGGCAATAACAATTCGGCACTAACTATATACCTCCTTAATTCATCTATATCTTCCTGCATTAATTCCATTTGATGCAACAAAGCAGCTTCACTAGGGAAAGCTATTAAATTGTGATGTTTATCGGCATTATATGCGTTTGTCATTTCAGTTAAATCACCCCCTGTCTTATCATGTATCTCTGCCGATCTTTTACTTGCTAAAGCCATATTATTATATTTTTATTATTATGCTGTTAAAGTTACTTTTGCACCCCATAAGTATACAGAGCTACTTCCTAAAGCTACTTTTATCCATAAATCCTGAGCTGCACCTCCAGCTATTGAATTACCCCCTAAAGATATGTCAGTATTTGTATCCCCACTGGTTGTTGTTACAGCATTATCTCCTCCAGTATTGTAATTGTAAGCACCAACAGTTACCGCACTAGAAACATTAGCACTTGCATAAACATGAACCGTTGTCACCGTATGTCCATAAGGTATCTCAATGTGAGCATATAGCTCGTCAGTTCCGTCATATTGGTGAATACCTAACTTATTGGTTTGCTGATCCGCAACAAAAACCGACCTTCCAGAGTCTCCATTAGAGAAAAACCTATCAGGCATAATTTTCATAAAAGCTTGCTGAACCATCACTCTACCATCGCATTCCATTAAGGCAGCTGAATTTGCACCCTGTTCAAAAGTTATCGCTGCGGAAGCGTCTAAAGTAATAGCACCATCAGATTCAAGCTCAATATGAGCAGCAGCAGCAGCTGTATCAACAGTTCTAAGTTTAGTAAAACCATGCTCAAATACTTCAATAACGAAGTAGTCAACCGAAGAAGCTCCACCTGCTTCATACATTTGAAGTACGGTTGCGTCATCCCCTGTTATTGAACAACGTATATTTGCAATAGTGTTATTAGCATTTAAAGATGTTCCAGAGCTTCCTTTAAGAGAACCCCTAAAAGTAACACCCCCTGGCACTGCATTTCCAGTTGACTCCCCACCACTTAAAAATAATGAACCCCCAGCATCATCCGTTTGACCAGCAGTAGCATCTCCTCCTTTCAACTCTAGTCCACCACCAGGTCCATCAGAGTGAGGTAGTCTCGTTATTTTAGCAACTGTATTATCATCTGCACCCATCCAGGTATATAATCCTTTAGGATCTATATACATATTTCCATCAACAACAAATTTTAAATGAGCGTTTGTTCCATCATCATCAATAGTAGTCATTGTGGTTTGACCTGCTGCTGTAGTAGCTATAGTAAATAAATCTCCATTATCAGCACTACTTTGAATAGCTATATCTGCAAAAGCCCCATCATCAGTACGTATAGAAAGCCCACGTGTTTCAGCTAAATCACCACCTGAACATGAAATAAATAAACCAAGATGAGTTATAGTTCCCGTATTGTTACTACTGTCAAGAGTAATAATTTGACCACTCATACTAACTGCTCCAGAACCATTATTTGTGGCGTTATCGTCAATATCCACTGTAAGTCCAGTTATTTGCTTCGTTTGGCCAGGTGCTGTAACTCCATTCTTATCATAATTAATATACATCAACCTTGTGTTAGCTGTTACAGTACCAGTATCAACGAGTGTCATACCAATAGCATGACCAGTGGTAAGTGTTGTGGAAGTTATATCTATAATATTAGCTGTTGTATTATTAGCGTTTATATCTAGAGCTATCTGGTCTTCGTCAAGATTTGATATTGTAGCTGCGGCAGTACCGCCAGCTGTTGGGTTTTCTATAAATAGTTTTCCCCATGATTTTGCTGAGGTTCCTAAACCTCCTTCCTGATCGGCTCTAGGTACTATGTTTGGTGTTGCCATATTATTTCTTTTTTATATATTTTTATATTTAACCTTCACTATTATAAGGCTCAGGGAATGATGCTGGATCTATAGGTTGAAGACCTCCTCCAGCGTCTAAATCCCAATACCCTTCATCACTTGAAGGATCTTGAGGCATATAATCATACATGCTATTTATTAATCCTGTAGCTATATCTAAATCCCAGGCATCATTAAAATCATAGAGGGTTGGTATAGGTGTCACCGCATCGTATGTACTTCCAGATCCAGTTGAAGTTGTCCCCACCCACATGTAATCCTCTGTGAATAAAACAGCAGCAGAAGACCCTGCCCCCACTAAATCACCACATACTAATGAACATCCTAATCCTAATGCCATATTCTAACTTTTAATGTGTTGGACCAAAGTAAACTATCACTCCTCCATCAGCATCAGCAGTAGCTAACATAATAGTTTTCCATCGTCCATAGATAGTCAACCCTTTAGGGAATATTGTGCTACTTGTAATTACATCCCCACCAGACCCTTCACTTCCTGTGTATGATGAATGGGCAGCGTTACTCATATTAGGAAATATTCTTGTACCAGCATCAGCCTCGTAAGCTTGCATCGCTTGCAGAGTTGTGTCCGCCATAAATGTAATTGCACATATAATTCTATCTGCTGGAGGTAAAACAAGATCTGTTCCATTTACAAATGCTGATCCATACTGACCCAACGTTACCTCTTGTGCTTTTGTTCCTGATAATGCCATATTATATTATTTTTTAATTGTTCCGTACAAATATAGTAATTAATTCCAAATATAAGAAATATTTAGTATATTTGCTCTATTATAATTAAATTTAATACTTTTGGATAGAGACAATTATCTTAAACATTATAGAAATGTTCTATTTAATTTTAGGGATAAGTATAGTCTAAAGGTTTCTGACATTGAATTTTTATTCTTTGTTTACGACAGTGAATGTTTTACAGGTTCAACTATAGCTAATTATTATAGATGTTCAAATAGCTTCATAACAAGAAATCTTCCAGAGCTAATGAAAAAGGGATATATAACAATATATTTAGAAAAAGCTCACAATAGAGCTAGAAGATATATGATATCTCAAAAAGGAAAAATATTAGTTACTAAATTTTATAGAGCATTAAAAGAATACAGTTATGGCTTACATGAACAAAAGAAAGAAAAAGTATAAACTTAATAGAAACGCCCCTAAAGCACAAGAAGGAATAGCAACTGTTGGCCAATGGGCTGAACACGTATGGGACGGTATAGTTGATACTATTCAAAATATTAATCTTAATGCACCGCAAATAGATTTTGGTGGAGGTGCACGTAAAGGTGGGGAAGGTCCAGGGGGTGAGTCCACATCTGAGAATGATCCGTATAGTGGTGATTACGTCCCTTCTAACAAAAACAACTACACCAACTTGAGTAAGGATGATCTTATGTGGAGATATGGTAAGTATTATGATCTTCCTACACATTATAGTATGCTTGAAGATAACCCAAACCAAAGGAGAGGTGCAACTGGAAGACGTTTTGATTGGGCTAAACAGTTTCATACTCCAGAAAATGTAAATTTTGACTACGATGTAAAAAAAGGCAATCAAAAAAGCGGGAGAGATCAAGGTTTTAGAGTTGGTGATCAAATTACAAATAGACATCCTTATAATATTTCTGCTGTTCTTATGGACGCTCTCTATCAAGACCCTGAAGCTATACAAGCATTAAAAAGAAATTCATATCAATTTGCACCCAGAACAGACGCTGTTACAAACTTAAGTAAAAAACATGGTTTACCAGATGATAATGTAATTGGGCATAATAGGAGATTTTTAAGAGATATTGATCAGAAAAAATTAGATAGACAAAACGAGAAACTTGCTCTTTCAAAATCAGGTAAAAAATTTAAAAACTTCAAGGATCACGCTTATGATGTAGACTTAATGAATCAGTTACTGGGACCATATTTACCTAAAGGAATGACTATTGATAGCCAGACAGCTGACATGATAAATTACTTTATAGGTGACGATATGTTTACTGATGCCGCAGCTGCTATGCATCCTGATATTTTCGATCCAGGAGTAGCAGGTGGAGGTCAAATGAAGGATGGAACATATTCTCCTTTTAGAACCAGAAAGGATCCAAGTGCGGGGTTTGACAAGTTTATTAATGCTCCCCAAAACTACATTTATAATTTAGAAGCATCTGGTATGAGTCCAGACGACAGACCTAGCCAAGAATGGCTACACATGCAACACTTATCTAACCAGGGTGCTAATGAGGGTATGGGTGGATATAATAAACATGAGCTTGCACAGATGTTGATGCAAGATAAAAACTTTCTTGCAAAGAACGCACTCAATAGAAATGAAATATATAGAATCTCTGAACTTGATAATTGGGGTGTTTTCCATAAAGGGGAAGATCCTAATGTTTTTAAATTTGGTGTTTCATGGGATGATAAAAATCAAAAGTGGTACTCTGAAGGGACAAAAGATTGGTTAACTGACAAGCAAGCTGCTGCACTTGAAAGAAATATAACTCAAAAATATATAGACGATTCTGGATGGCAACAGTTTGATCCACAGCATAATATAGAGCCAGTAACAATAGGACATGTTCCTTCTGGAAAAACAGATGAGGGGCAAATGCCAACTCCTGCTGGACCTTTAGGGTTTACAGATACTAGTGATGATCTTGAAACAGATATAAATGAATTTAATCAGGTTAATCAGGGTGTTGATGTGTCGGGAGGTACAGAAGGCACTGAAGGTGGTGGAGCTACTGAAACTACTGGTGGCGGTAGAGGAAAAAGTAGAGAAAGACGATCTATGGACGCTATTTTAGATTCTGTAACAAGTGGAACACACGTAGTAACTGGAGAGAATTATAATGAGTCTGATTTAAAAAGAGATTCCGCAATTATAAAAAGAGAATTTGGAGACGATGCTTATAACACTTTATTAAAAGAGTTAATGAGTGTAGACACAGTAGAGCCTGGGTCTGAAGAGACCGTTGTTAATGAGACACCAACAGGAGGAGGAGGTATGCCTAAAAAAAGAAATTTATCTGCCGACTTTGTTGTAGATGATGAGGATAGTTTTTGGAATAGAAATCAAGGTGAAGAAGAAGAAATGTCTTTAGGGGAGTGGATATCAGCCATAAGAAACGATGACTGGGATGATGAGGATGATGAGGAAGAAGAAGAAGTGGAAGGGCAAGAATCTGGAGCTAGTTATAGCGGAGACTCTATGAGTGGATTTGCTGGCGACTCGGGACTTTCTGGTATCAATCCTATAAATAGAAAAGGTGGATATTCTCCTTTCCCTGGTCAAATGAGTGCTGAAGAAATGCAGAGGATGATGGCTAAAGGTGAAACTCCTGTATATAAACATGGAGGATTTGGTAAGGGTTTTGACATGAATAAAATGAAATTCTATAGAAAAGGGGGTAAACCAATTAAAGCTGAAGGCGGGGTTGATCTATCTCAGGTTGCTAGGGCTTTTAGTGGAGGACAAGGAGTTGGTGGATTTAATATCGCACCTATTTATAATACAGCAGCTAAAGACCCTATACAGGCAGGAGACACTTATCTATCAATGAAAATAATGAGGTTAGAAAAAGAATTATCACAGTTGGATCCAAATGATCCAGCTAATCAAGATACTATAGCTTCATTAATGCAGGAAATAGAAGAGTCTAAAGCTGAACTTATAGCAATTAGAGGTGGAGGTGTTGGTGCTTCAAGAGGATAAATATATATGTCTATGGAAACAATGATGATTATTATAGAGCCCATGAGCTCGCACTCCAAAGAAATGGCTAGTGATGGTCATAGCGGAGAGATGGATATCATGGGTTATCAAACTCAGAATTTTCATGTATGCCCAGGAGCACAAGAGTCTTTTAGTATGATGGTTAAACAAGGCCACAGAGATGAAGATGCTGACGCTTTAGTTAATCTAGCTATGTTGGTAGATGAATATTTAGGTATGAAATCAAGTGCTATGGAATCGGGGCCAAGCCCAGAGCTTATTAAAGGTATGGTAGATAAAGGTAATAGTGCTATGTTTCACTTAGGATCCTTTGCTAATAAATTAGGCGATGAATCGATGATTCAGTTATTTGACTTTATGCCTGGACATATATTACAAGCTATGGGTCACGATGATGAGCCTATATCAATGGAAGGTTTAAACGATGAATCTCTGTCTATAGAAATGGGTGGGGGTTCTTGTTAACTTCTTACTTTAGATCTATTCCTTCTATATTCAACTCTAGACTTTTTACAACCATCACATCGACATCCCTTTCTATATGCTGTAGTTGACGGACATGGAGCCCCCTCTTTTTGCCTGGCGGCAGCGTAATTGCAGGAAGCATGTGAAAACGCTATATTATCTAAGTTGAAAAAATTACCTACAGGATCCGAAGAATCTAACCATGGAGTCTTATGCTCTACAGTCATCCTCTTAGCTGTTTTTATTTCTGCTCCACACTGATAACACCAGTTGATTTTTAACCTTTTAGCTAAGCTGTATAATAATTCTTTTTTTAATCTGTTTGAAGCTGTGCCAGGATTCATTCCCAGCTGTTTAGTCTTTTTAGCTTTAATGCACATTACTTTTTACGTTTGTTAATCTTTACGCCTCTAGCATTTCGATCACCAACAGTCCTAGTCTTATTGCCTCTATTCTTAGAAGGGTCTTCCATAATAAAGGATCCATCAGCCATATGAGAAACGTCCTTACCACCCTTACCATATATACCGTTATCCCTACGTATTTTATTGAGTGTAGCACGCTTTTTTTTAGCCTTATCGCTCTTATGAAACTTATCGTATTCTTCTTTGTAATTTCTTGGCATAGGGCAAATATATAAAAAAATTGTGAGATAAGTGTAGGTTTGGGATAATAATGTAATGTAACAGGTGTGCAACCGATCCCGAAACCGATATTTTTTAGGGGGGTGGGTGTGCATATCTATATGCAAACGATTTGAAACATCGATTTTTGACAACTATTATCTAAATACATATATAATATATATACTACTACCTAAGTCCAAAATAAATATATATATATATACATACACCGAAAGTTTATTTTTATTTAGTTTTAATTATTGCACAAAAGATTTTAGCTATTAACTATGATTGTGTGAAGTGTGCGAAGGTAGGGGCTAATACCCTAACTAATTTTATTCATCATCTATTTAACATACTGAAACTATATTTATATAATTTATTTAAAACCTTTTTCCTCAAGAGAATGAAAATAATTTACATTTTACTAGGATATTAAAATTATTTAACATTATATTTGTAGGACTGATACGTATTAAGTGTATCACTAACTAAACTAAATAACTAATAAATTATACAACTATGAATAAAGAATTTGGAATATGTAGAAAATATAACAGAGATGTAGAAATAAAGCAACTACATAAAAGAAACAATACAAAAACTTTAAATAAATACTCAAAGATAGTAGATAAGATTGGAACAATAGGCGATACAGGGGGAACTCATCACGATACTCATTACTATAATTATCAAGGTGCTTTGGAAGATTTTTATCTATTAGAGGATAGTATTAAAGATGGATTATATGAAGTATCTAAAGCTATAATGTGCAGATTAGACAAGGCACTAATTGTATCAAAAACAATAAGCAAGATAGACAAACTTGAAGATATTCTAGATGAGAATATACAATACGGATAAATTAAATTACTAACTAATAAACTATAAAACTATGAACCCTGAGATACTAGAAAGGAATAGAATGCTACTTAATTTGGTAAACAAGGAGATCGCTATAACAAACAAACAAGAAGAAGACAAATATAATATGTTGGAAGAATTGAGAAGAAATTTAGAAAGGACAATATCAATGCAATTATTTCAAGATTAAATAAATTACTAACTAATAAACTATAAAACTATGAATGACTTAATAGAACAATTTGAAATGGAACAAGCTAAACTTAATACTAATGTTAGCGACACCATAAACACGATCAATAAAGCACTATCGCCATTTAGAAATAAAGAGGCACACGAAAAGATAAAGCTAATGATTGATCAATTAAAGTAGAGTATTACTGATGATAGCTAATAGCTTGAAATAGGGGATAATCTCCCCTATATAATACTAAAAACTAAAGATTATAACTATGAAAGCATACATATTAAAACTGAAATACCTATTTATTAATAACATTGGAGAACTAGATTTTCATGGAGAAGATTTTACAACACTGCATATCGATATGATGTTCTCAGATAGGTCTTTCCAAGATGTTATATTAAATAACTATTACAACGGAACGAGTGTAATAGAAACATACGAAGAACTAGCCGAAGGATTTATTACTAACTAAAAAACTATACAACTATGAATTACAATGAAGTAAACAACTATCGTAAAATTAAATTTAAATACATACCTGCAACAAATCATAGAGGATCAAGAATATCTGTATATGAAACTGCAAGATGGAATAGAGACAAGACAAGAAGAATATCTTTAAATAATAGTAATGAATATAATACAATAGATGAACAAGTATTCAACTACTTAAAGGACAAAGGATTTAATATAATAGGCAAAGGATATGAAAATGAATATGGTTTATTCTTTGTAGATAATTGGGGGGAAGATTATATTGAAGTAAACGGAACTAAAAAAATATAATTATGAATGACAAGGAATTAAAAGAATGGGAAGAAGAATATAAAGAAGTCCAACAAAATATTAAGTGGCTACTACCACTAATGATAACAATTATAATCTTAAATATAATACTATGAATAATATAAAACTAACAGACAAGGAACTTGTATTAATAATAAATGCACTAACTGAAAAGATCAGATACAAAGGTGTACAGAAACTATTATCTAATATACACAATCAATTATTTACTAATGGTACACTAATGCTTGAAGAAGAAGAAAAAAAAACTAACAAAAGAAATTGGTTTGATTTTAACAAGGCACACCAAAAATATCTTGATAAATTAACAGATACAGAATGAAATAAAGTGAAAATAATTTGCATATATGAAATATAATTCGTATGTTTGTAAAACAATCAACAACTAAAACTAAATAATTATGAAACTAAACACAAAATACTTAACGGATCAATTAACTAATATACTAACTAACACCAAGAATTTTTTAATCTATGTATTGCTACATATAGTAATGTTATCATTTTTAATAGGTGGTGGATATATGATGATGATGATAGTGATAAATAAGTGGTGGATCATACTTGAATTTGTTTGTGGTACACTAATGTTAACCTCAGGTATTATAATGATCTTAACTGCAATAGAAATAAATAAATAATAACTTAAAACTAAATAACTATGAATGATAAAACTATAATTGTAAACAAAGATACTAATGTATGGACTTTAATAGACACCAAGAATTTGATAACATTTGAAGAATTTAAAGAACAATTAATACATTATAAAAGTAGTATATCATGGATCGACAAGTACGGAACAAAACATTATATGTATGGAAAAGATCCGATATTAAATGATGAGGGGGAAGTGGACTTTGAAATGGCTACAAAAATATGGCGAGAAAATGATAAGAAGTGTTATGATTGGATCAGAGAAAATAAATTGGACTTATTAATTAAAAAAAACAATGGTTGTTAGGTTTTTAGTTTGATAAGTAGGTTAAGATTAGGAGAAACCAATCTTGTAATTATAAGCTATATGTCGTGCTTATTCCCTACATATCATAATCAAAACAACTAAAGTATTAACTAAATAAAAAAACTAAAACTATGGAATTTAAAGTATTAAAACAACAAATAACAACAAGAGGTGGTGGAATAGAGATAGACCTAACACCCTTTGGCTACAAATATATGAAAATGACTGCATATCAAAACTATTTAGGTGGTGGTATGTTGGGAAGTATTGCTAATGATTGTACCCTTAGAGATTGGGAAGATGATCCTAAATTGGTAGATATAGCAAAACATTTGAGTATGTATTTTCATGGATTAACTAATCCTGATTGCGAATATGAGGGAATGAGTTTTGAAGATAGACAAAGTTTGCCGACAAGTGCTTATTAGATATAGCTATCCTTTGATACAAATAGCTACTAACATTAAGGAAGTAGGAGAAGTAGAAGACAAGAGATATATATTTTTTATATAAAAATTATATAACTAACATAGTTATCTACTAATAATGATCGGAAGGTACAAGAAAAAAATGAGAATGTCAAGTATTAACTAAAAAAAATAAAACTATGAACACAAACACATTAAACAAACATTTAGAAAATAGATCAACAAAAGATATAACTAAAATGATAAATGAAATAACAGATATTTTTGATAAATATGATGAAGAATATAATATAAGACACCAAAATTTTTATCTTTTAAAGATTAATAAAAATGATAGGAATTGTAAAGAGAAAATAGTTTATGAGGATAAATTATTTAAAATGAGCAACATAAGAGATATGTTAAGAAGTATGTTTGAAGAAAGATATTTTGATCGAATACTTAAAACAAGAACAGAGAACTTATTAAAGAAAGTAGAATTATTAGATTAACAAAAAAAAAATAAAACTATGGAAAAAGAATTTGAATATATAAAATGTAGTGAGTGTTCTTTTGACTTATTAGATGATAACAAAAAATTATTAGAACACTATTGTATTAATGATGAACTTAAATAAATAAAACTATGGAAAAGAAAATAAGTAAAGAAGAATTTGACTTTAGGGTTAAGTGTGTTGAATTATGTCTTGAAGATATTAAGAATAATGATGAGCCACTAAGAAGTTTGTTTGATATAAATATAGCAACAGATTTAGATGATAAAGAATGTTTAGATTGGTATGAAGGGGGTTGGGGAGAAAGGCAAATTAAAATTATGGAAAAAGAAAATATAAAATTTACACCAACAGAATTAAGTTGTCTTTTAGATATGGTAGAACAAGATATAGAAGATAATGATGAGTGTATTAGAGAACTACATAAAGAAACATTAAAAGATATATATAATAAATTAGTAATCTTAAATAAATAAATTATGGGATATAGAAGTAAAGTGATCTTTGGTGTAAAGAAAACACATAAAGATAAATTTGATAAATTAATAGATAAAGCAGATCGATTACAAGACAATGAAAAAGATAAATATGTATGCGACTATTTTAAGAAGAATGTTAAAATTGTTAAGCCAAAATATGAAAAAGAATACATTGTATTTGAAGATGATTGGTTAAAATGGATAGGTTATGAGGGAGATGATAACTTTCCTTATATTGATTTAGTTAATGAAACTATTGAAGAATGGTATGATAGTGATGAAGATATGGGTGCTTTTATAATAGCTTTAGGTGAAGATGGCTATAAATTTGAGTACGGAGAATGGTATGATGTTGTTAGTGAAAAACATGAGATAACTATAAACGAATAAATTATGGAAAAGAAAGTAGAACAAGTAAACAAAGAGATTGCAATAGAAGCATTAAGGTCTATGTTAGGTTGGTCGGATCGGATCGGATCAGATGAAAGAGATGAGATAGATTTTGTAATAGATATATTAACTAGAAAAAAATAAAATTATGGGATATACAGAAAAGTGGCGACTTAATGCAAGAGATTTTTGCGACCATTGTGAAATAGAATGTGAGGACTTAATAGAAACTATTAATGAGGAATTTTTATGTAGTGGTTGCGATAGTAAAAGATTAATTAACGAACAATAAAAATAAAATTATGAAGAAATATAAATTAACAAAAAAGAGATTTGCAGATTGGTTGTTCTCAGATAGTGATGATGTAGAGTATTGGGGCAGAAGATTTGTGAGTGAATTAAGAGATAGTGGAGAGTATAGTATAACATTACAAGAGATATTTGATGAAAGAGATGAGATACCTATATATATATTAGAAAACTACCACGATCTTAATGAAAAACAAGTAGATGATTGGGTTGATGAAGTATGTATAACAAAGGTTGAATTAATAGACTAATAATTATGAATGATTACGATAGAGAACCATACCAAGATCAAGTAGATCAGACACCATGTAAATTCTGTGGAGAAGATACTAACTATGACTTTTGTTCTACCTCTTGTAATAGGGCATATTGGAATGACTAATTTGCATAAGTGAAAAAAATTTACTATATTGCATTAACTAAAACTAATTAAAACTAAAACTATGGATAAAAAAACTAGCGAAATGTGGTCTAAAAAAATTCTAGAATGGGGAAAAGAATACAGAAATAAACCCGTAGCACCAAGAGACAGATATATGGTATATGATCTTCAACAAGGGGAATACAGAGGGGAAAGTTCAATGTCTAGTATTGGAGAACCTTATAAATACTCAACATTAATGGATATAGAGGGAGATTTATATCACTTTCACTCAGTAGATTGTGGTGGATTAGATAGTCAGGAAGAGTTTGATAGCATAAACCTTATTGATATGTGTTCTTTGTTTGGTTGGGAGATCAGAGATTTAAATGGCAACACTATAACTCTTTCTATGGGTAAAAATGGTAGATATAAACTAAATAAATAAATAAAACTATGAGAATTAAAATAGAAGATTACTTTGGTAATGATATAGTAGAATTACATATAAGAAATTATGATCAACAATATAAAAATATAGAAGAAGATATTATGGAAACAGATGAATATAATATAGCAGATGTAGATGAAGACGAGCATGGTATATATGTAAGAGTACAATTATCAACTTCAATGACAATGTATAAACTAAATAAATAAAATTATGGAAGAAATTGAAATTAATATAAAAGGGCAAAAGGTTGTTGTAAGGACAGATATGGATTGGACTGAAGAATATAATCAAGGTTGGAGATATGTTGTTTGGGTAGGTGGTTGTGATGATTACTTCACTAATTATGAAGATGCGAAATTAGAGCATGATATATGGAAAAATGAGGGGTATGATGAACTTGGCATTGAAAAATTAACTATAAATAACTAAAACTATGGAGATAAAAATAGAAGATCATTTAGATGATCAAAAGTGTTTAAGTATAGGTATATATATAAATGATAGATTTACAGGTTGTTTTTGGGATAGCCACGAACAAACTAATAACTGGATAATAAACGATATGAATATAACAGATAATCTATGTGATTTAGGTTGCGACTTTGATGAAGATGATTACCAAGCTGTATTCGTACTATGTGTAAATATAACACAAAGATACCCAATAATGGGGGTTAGATTACTTAGACAAATAATGGAAGCCTTTGATCATAATTATGATAGTGATGAAGGTATAATAACTAAACTTAAAAAATAAAACTATGAATAAAGAAGAATTAATAGAATTATGGTTAGAGGCAGAAGAAGAATTAAGAAGTGGAAATGATAATAAATGTATAGAGTTTAAAGACTCTTTTCTCTACCAATATGCAAAATTAAATAGGAACGAACAAGAGTATGTTAGAGACTATTTGGATAGTTGTGGGGCATAAAAATAATAACTTAAAAAATAAAACTATGAATAAGAAAAAAATGAAAGAAATAAGAAAACAAGTAAGAAGTGCTATGCAATCTTCAGTACAAGAAATGAGAAATGACTTAGATTATGCAAACTCTCAAGCAAATGAGGATCAATTAAAAAAAGAAGAAAAATTTGTACCCCATGCAATAAGTAATGCAACATTTGGACACTACAGACAACAACAGAAAGAAATAGATGAAGCTATGAAAACATTAAGAAATGCAGGTTATTATGTGGATAGTATGTATCATATAGATGATGTAAAAAGTCATTATGATTGTGAAGATGAAATAGCACAAGAAATAATTGGCTTAGCTATTGACAGTGATGGTACTGCAAATCAAATATGGGAAGCTATAACATATATGGCTGAAGATGAGTATGGCTTAGAACCTAAAGAATAAGATATGGATATAATTATAAAATTAACAATGGTTTTTATAGTCTTGTATTTATGTATTTTTATAACTATATTTAGTTTTGTGGTTATATTGTCATTCTATACTCAATTAATACTACCTATAATAAAACTAATTAAAAGAATATAACATGGATAGTATAACTTTTAGAAAAGCTCATGATCTTAAATTCTCTATTGAGAAGGTGGGTAAAAAATCAAACTCATGTCAAGATTATGTTATTGAAAAAAAACTACAAAAGATAGTTAAGAATAGCATGAATGATAAAGACACTATAAACTCACTAATGGGTAAAAAGGGCTTTGGAAATACAGAGAAATCTGTTATTGAAAATATAAAAATAGTTATTCAAGATAAAATTACATCATTAAATGGCGAGGAGATTAAATACTATATTGAAAAATTACAGAATGTTCCTGTTTCGAGTTGTATTAAGCAAATTAGAAAAAAATACTCATAATTTAGATATGTTAGTAAATCATACTGAAGAAGATGATCTATATAAATACATATTTGAGGACAACAGGGATATAAAAAAGGTAATACCGAGAGGTTGCACTAAAGAATTTATGGAAGTCCTACAGCATTTGCTGTATCATTATGAAGAAGATCAAGAATATGAAAAATGTCAGAAGATTTGCGACTTTATAGATCAATGGGAAATGTAATGTCAACTGGCCTTGCGAATTATTTTGAAAAAAACTTTCAATAATAGTAGGATAAATGAAACTTATTTACTATATTGCAATTAAATTAACTTAAATTAAATTAAAATGACGAAACTTAAAACAATAAATATTAAAGGAAAGAAGTATGTAGAAGTAAACGAAAGACTTAAATACTTTAGATCAAACTACCCTAATCATTCATTAACAAGTAGGATAACACATATTGACTCAGAGATGGTTGTTGTACAATCGGATATACTTGATCCTGAAGGTAGGATTTTAGCTAGTGGGCATGCACATGAAGAAAAGTCTGCTAGCTTTATTAATAAAACAAGCTATGTAGAAAACTGTGAAACATCATCATGGGGTAGAGCATTGGCTAATTTTGGAATAGGTATTGATGAGTCTGTAGCTTCAGCTAACGAAGTAGATATAGCTATTAAAAAACAAAACACAAAACCCAAAAAAGCTAAAATGACTATAAACACGTATCAAGCTATGATGAAGGCTATTAAAGAAGGAAAGGGGGATTTTGTAAAGCAACATATGGATAAATACGATATATCTAAAGAGCAAGAAGAAGGTCTTAATAAAGCTATTAACGAAACAGCATAATAATTATGGATGAAATAATAAAAAAGTTTGCCTCTGATGAGGTATACTACAGCGACTATTCATTTGTGACTAACTCGCAATTAGGTTTAATTAAACGGAGCCCAGCTACCTATCAACATTACAGGGATAATCCCAGTGATCGACCTATAACTAAAGCACTTAATTTTGGTAAAGCATTTCATATGTGTATGCTTGAGCATGATAAGTACAAAAAGGAAGTTGTGGTTGAACCTGATGTAAATAAAAGAACTAAAGCGGGGAAGGAAGAATATCAAAAGTTTTTAACCCTACATGAGGGTATGACAATACTATCTAATGATGAGGATCAATCTTTAGTGGGTATGAGAAAGAGGTTGACATCTTCTGTTGAAGCTATGGAATTATTATCTGGTGGTGTAGCTGAACAAGTCAACATTTGGAATGATCCTGACACTAAAACCCCATGTAAGGGTAAGGCTGATTATTGGAATAAAGATAGGAATATTCTTGTAGATATAAAAACGACTCAAGACTCTAGCCCTGAAGGGTTTAGAAAGTCAGCATATAAATATGGATATGACAGGCAGGCCTCTTTTTATTTAGATGGATTTGGAGTAGAGCAATTTTGGTTCATAGTTATAGAAAAGTCAGCTCCATATAATATGGCTATCTATAATTGTAGTGAGGAATTTTTAGAAGAGGGTAGAGCTAAATATAAACATTTATTAGATATACATGACTATTACTTTATACAGGAGCTTTTTGATCCATATGAACATGTATATACAGGAACATTATAAAATTAAAAACTATGAGTAAATTATTTAAAACATTAAAACAAAGTAAGATAACAAAGAATAAGGTTGGGGATATAACTGGATTGTCTATACCTACCGTCAGAAAGTATTTAAAAAACCCTGACCTATTCTCTGTTGGAGATGGAAAAAACATTATAAAACACTTAAAATCAAAAAACTATGAGTACACTTTTGGAGAATTATTTAACACTGAAGAATAGCTTTAGGGATAGATCATTTAGCAACACACTTCTTTTAATAAGTGAAACATTTAAAGTTAAGCCCAACCAGATAATGGCCAGTGGCGGTAGAAAAAGAAGATTTGTGCAACCTAGAAATGTGTTGTGTTATATGATGTATACTAAGTTGGACTATAGGCTAGAGGAAATAGCTGAAAGGGTAGGTTATCGTAATCACACTTCTGTAATGCATGCACTTAATATGCATAGTGTTGACCTTAAGTGGGATGAAAACTATAAAGAAAAATATCAAATTGTTGTGGATGATTTAAAAATAGATGATCCGCATGAAACTGGTGTTGACTTCGGAAATACCGAAGGAACTCTAAAGTCTTTTCACTATAAACTATTAACAATAGAGAGTAGAATGGAGGCTTTAGAAAAATTTATTAACTAATTAATTATTTATAAAATGGAGAAATCTGAAAACATTTACTGCGGAAGCGGTACAGAGAAGGTCTTCGATGAAGGAAGATCACTCGTAAACTTTTCATTAGATCTAGCTAAATTGAAAGATCACGTGTATGAGTATAACGGGAAAAAGTATGTCAACCTTACTATGGGTGCCAATAGAGATGGTGCTAATGAGTATGGTAAAACACACTATGTTAAAATAAATACGTTTAAACCTGAACCTCAAAATAACTCTACGGAGAAGAAAGAGGAAGCTTTACCGTTTTAATTTAACACTTATGGAGAGGTTGACGGGGGTTGGCCTCTCTATATAAAAAACTAAACTATGTATCTAAAAATATCTGAACACACATCTATTGATAGTAATTCTGTTGCGGGATTTTCTTGCGAAGGAAGAGTCTTATATATAATAAGAAAAAATCACGATAAACCTTTAGATATTATATATGATACAGAAGAAGAATGTAGCAGGATATTTCAAAACCTAAATAAACATTTTAAAAGTAAGGACTTGATGATAGTGAAATCAAGTGTAGAAAAAACAGAGGATAGAGAAATAAAGATAGCTATGTTTAAAGCATTTTGGAACTTATATGATAAGAAAACAGGAATGCAGAGGTGTCAGGATAAGTTTTTAAAATACAATATGAGCACAATGCAGATAATCTTAGAGTCTGTGCCATCATATATAAAAGAAACTCCTGATCCAAAATTTAGAAAGAACCCACTTACTTGGCTGAATGGAGAGTATTGGAAGGATGAGAAAGTAAAGGAAGAAGAGAAAAAGAAACAAGAATTTAATGTAAACGACTTATTTAAATGAGCCTAAATAATGATAGAATACAGATTAATAAAACACAAGGTGAGGTAAGATGTGTATGTCGAAATTGTTCTACAGATCGTAAAAAGTCTAAAGAAAAATGTCTAGCTATAAATGGAGAGACTGGAGCATATATATGTCATCATTGTGGAGATAGTGGAATTATTAATCAATATAAAACATACACTAAAGAGAAAATAGAATACTCTAGACCTAAAATGACAAACTCAACTGACTTGTCAGATGAAATGGTTGACTGGTTTAGAACTAGGGGAATATCTCAAAAGGTGTTAAATAAAAATAAAGTATCACAAAAAAAAGAATATATGCCACAAGTTTCTGCAAATAGAAATGTAATATGCTTTAATTATTTTAGAGATGGAGAGCTTGTGAACGTAAAATACAGAGATGGAGAAAAGAATTTCAAGCAATTTAAGGATGCGGAAAAGATATTTTATGGATTAGATGATATAAAGGATCATAGCGATGTGTATATAGTTGAAGGAGAAATGGATAAACTTTCTTTAGATGAAATAGGAATAAGTAATTGTGTTTCTGTTCCTGATGGAGCTCCTAATCCAGGTACTAAAAATTACGATAATAAATTCTCATATCTAGATAATTGCTGGGAGTATTTTGAGGATAAAGAAAGAATATATATATGTTCAGATAATGATACTAATGGTAGGGTTTTATTGGAAGAATTAAGTAGAAGGATAGGTAGAGAGAGATGTTATGTGGTAAAATTTCCAAGTAATATAAAAGACGCTAACCAAATGTTAGTAGATGAAGGTGTGTTCGCCTTAGAAAAAATACTAAAAGAAGCTGAGCCATATCCAGTTGATGGTGTTTTTACTGTTAAATCAGAAGAAGATTATATGATAGATGTTTTTAATAATGGTAAAAAGAAAGGATTAACTACAGGATATCAAGTTTTAGATAATCACTATACCCTCAGAACTTCAGAGTTAGATGTGTGGACAGGTATTCCAGGCTCAGGTAAGACAATGATGGCGTTTCAAATAATGCTTAATTCATCTGTTTTATATGGGTGGAAATGGGGGATATTTTCCCCAGAAAACTACCCAGTGGGAGACCTGTTCGACACTCTAGCTGAAATGTATATAGGAAACACATCAGATGTGGATGTTAATGATAGAATGTCTATACATGAATATCATGAAGCTATTGAGTTTCTAAATAAACATTTCTTTGCTATATATCCTGAAGATGATTTCAGTCTTGATAACATATTATCTAAGTTTAAACACTTAGTGTTAAGGCATGGAATAAAGGGTTGTTTACTAGATCCTTTCAATCAATTAGATCATAAGTTTGGAGGTAAAGATGAAACAACATATATAGGGGAGTGCTTAACTCATATACGTAGATTTGAACAGGTTAATGATCTTAAATTTATAATAATAGCACACCCTAGAAAAATGGATAGAGATGATCAGGGCGGGTATAAAAAACCTACAGCGTATGATATTAGTGGTAGTCAAAATTGGTTTAATAAAGCGGATAATGTTATCTGTATACACAGAGATGATGCTATGGATATAAACAATACTTCAGTAGCTTTTAGTGTTCAGAAGGTTAAGTTTCAGAAATTAGTAGGGGTTCCAGGAGAAGAATCTTTAAAATATGATAGAAGATCTGGAAGGTATCTGGACTACCATATGAACTGCCCTTTAGATACAGTAAGTCAGACTCATAGTCTGTGGAGACAAAATAATGATTTTTATTGATGAGAAAACAGATATATGTATTAACTATTGAATGTTCCTATCGAAATATTAATGTAAATAAATTAGGTAGAAGGGTGCCAAGTAAAAATAAAAACTATATAACTATTGATAATGTTTTTACAGAAAATACTATTGAAGGGTTGCAAGGTTGTGAAAGATCTATGAATAAAATAAAATTTGAAATAAGAAAGAAGAATAAAAAAGATATTGAAATAACAATAGATAGAATTTTAGACTCATTACCAGTTGGTATGAGTAATGATATATATTAACCAAAATTATTAATTATGAAGAGGATATTTTTTATTGCGTTTATACTGACGGGTCAGTTATTCGCACAAATTGAAAGCGGATTATATTATTCTGAGGATATTTATAAATCTGATGTGGAGAATAACAAAAGGTATAACACTATTAAGATGGAAACATCTATGTATTTAGATATAGATGAAATAGGAATAAGGATGTATCTACCAAATAATGTAGGACTTTACCATGGATGGAAAGATATAGGTTTTTTTACAGATTATTACACTTATCTTTTAACCAACAACACTAAGATTTGTGTAGGTCCAGAAATAAATGGAATATATTATTTTTATGAAACTGAATATGATCATCTAGAGTATAAAAAGTTAATAGAATTTAGAGATCTTATTAGAGTATCTGATTTACATGGAAATGGTAATTACCTAATGGAGAGATAATGAGAAGAAAAAAAAGAAATAAAAAAGTAAGGAATGCCACAGCCACCACATTTAATGGTGTTAAATTTAAATCAAAGTTAGAGAAGTTTACATACCAATGCCTTAAGGTGGCTGGCATACCTTTTAAGTATGAGGAAGATAGATTTGTATTGATAGATAAGTTTAAATATGAAGGCGAATGTATTGAGAAGAAAAAGAAGAAGGGGAAGAGTGTTTTTATAAAGTCTTCTGAGAATATATCGCAAGCAACATACCTGCCCGACTTCACTAACCTTGAGCAAGGATGGATCATAGAATGTAAAGGTTTAAGGACGGAGGCTTTTAATTTGAGATGGAAATTATTCAAGAACATGCTTGCAAAAGAGAAAAAAAGTTACGATCTTTACATGCCAGGGACACAGAAGCAGATAATGGAGGTTATTGAAAAGCTTAAATTAAAAAACAATGATTTCAAAGGAAGACAAAGAAAGGTTGAACAAAAAAATAAGAAGAGAGTCCCAGTTGGAAGCAGAAAAAAACGGAATGGATATTAGATCTAAACCGTATAGGAATAAGAAGAAATATACAAGAAAAGAAAAACACAGTGATTCTAGGAGACATATTTAAAAGCTTAATAGGTAATGCATCAACTATAATAGATGAGGTAGTTACAACAAAAGAGGAGAAGCTATCTTTAAAGTTAAGAATGAAAGAGCTTATAGCTAAATCTCAAATGAATGCTCAAGAGCAGGTCACTAGAAGATGGGAGGCTGATGCTAAAGCAGGATGGTTGCCAGCTAATATTAGGCCTTTAACTCTAGCTTTTTTAACTATTATGCTAGTAGTCATGTCGTTCTTTGATGGTAATGTGGGTGAGTTTAAAATGAATCCAATGTATGGCCCAATTTATACCCAACTCCTACTTGTAGTATACTCAGCATACTTCGCTGGTAGATCAATCGAGAAAATTAAAAATAATAAAAATAAATAAAATGGAAGCAAAAAAATTAGAAGAAAAAGAAATTAAAGAAATTAAAGAAATAGCTAGTGAAAAAAATCAAATAACAGTTGATCTTGGTAAACTTAAAACTGACATGATTTTAATGGAGGCTCAAATGAAAGAATATGAAAAAATGGAAGAAGATATGGTAGCTAAATTTAAAGGAAACCAAACTAAAGGAAAGAAGTTAATGGATAAAATGAATAAGAAATACGGTTCTGGTACTATCAATATTGATCAAGGTGTATTTACTCCAAATACTAAAGAGAATGGGGAAGGCTAATGCCAAAAGGAAAGCTTGGAGAGAGAAATTGACTCTACTTAATATTCTTCGTAAACGAATGAAGAGAACTAAATCTGAGTCTAAATCTATGGAGATCCAAAATAAAATAAGCTCAATAAAGTCTAAGTTATAAAACAATAAACCCATCGGAGAGATGGGCTTATCGAAAACTTAAAACTAAAACTATGTAAACACGAATGTTAACACAGATTCAATATACAAATATTTATTGGTTTTTCACAAGTTTGTGGTAAAAAAATTATTAACAACTGATTGGTGAGGAGTGTGAATCAAAATCTATATATGTTATTGTGACATCTTCGTCACATTCAATAGCCTTCATTATATATTCATACACTCTCTTATAAGCTTGTGTAGATCTACCTATAAAACCGTCCTTCTTGATTTGATTGTTTTCCTGTGAGTCCCCAACAAGTAGACACCCAGCTGTGTGTTCATCAGTATTGCCACAATGAATGAGAATATAATCAAAGCCAGGAACATTAGTGACATGAAGCATACCACGATGCATTTTACCAAACTTCTTAGAGTATCTAGAATGAAACCCACCAACATCTCTAATTTTAATTTCATAAGTTCCTGCTGGTATACGAGTTTCACCCCTAACCTTTTCACTTCTTTTTTCATCCTCTAAGGTATAACATAAGAATCTCTTTCCATCTAACTTATTGCTAGCGTCAAATAGAATCCCATTTGTAGAATCGGACTCACTAGAAAATCTTAATACCTCAAGTTCCATTTACGCAGATATAAACATCATATACTCTACAGTCATGCTTGTTGCTACGCTTGGTGTATATACAATGTCATTATTGTCATCGTGAGCACTCCAAGGCATAAACATCCAGTCTCCAGCGTATAGTCTACCCATCTCTTCACCATTGATAGTAACAGTAATATATTCTGATCTAGTTGTAGAACAGTTTTTAAGATACACTTTATGAGCTTTATTTTGACCATAAGTTGTAGCTGGAGTTGCATTAAACAAAGTAACAGCATCAGTTGCTGTAGTTGTTTTTCTACCTATACCTGTTGTTTGTGAAATACCAGTTGATGTACCAGTATCATACAGAGTAGCTGTTGTTGTTAAGCTTAAAGCATCTGACGTTAAGTCGCTAGAGGATAACGTAATTTGTGCAGTTGTTGTCGCCATTTATTTTTATTTTAAATTGTTAACTAATTTTTTACCAAATATAATCATTTTATATCTCAAAACCAAAGTTCAAGATCATAAATCTAAATCTTTTACAACTACCTTTTTTGTTTTCACAATACAAGCAGGGGCAAAACATTAATTCAAATATAGTAAGTGTACTTATTCTGAATGTTAATTCGTATCTATCTTTTTTATTTCCTGAAGTCCAGGAATTAATCCAGTTAATCATATTTTTTATTTTTTTTATTATTATTAATCTCCAAAGGGAACATCCTCATTCAAATCAGATGAGTCTTCTTCCACTTTTTTCTTTACCTTCTTTCCACCGTTATATTCAACAGCGTGACCTTCACTAACTAATGTCTCATTAACATTAATTGGTAGATCCATATTGTCAGGATATACAGTTAAAACACCTAAGACTCTACCGTATTTGCCAACCTCCTTACTTTCAACAACCAAACTACCTTTGTCAAGAATTTCAGTTAACCTGTATTTAGCGGCTAACCCTCGTTTCTTTTCTTCTAAATCTCTAGTTCTAGATTCTGGAGTATCTATCCCAGCTAGCCTAACTCTTTTGTGAACGCTAATATCAAAGCCTAAATTTATATTAACATCTACAGTGTCTCCATCGACTACCCTGTCTAATTTCGCTTTATAAGTATACATATTAATTGAATTTTGCGATCATGATTTGATCAATGCTTTTTTGCACTTCTTTTTTATCAGCTTCAAGTTCAAACATTATATTAGCTTTAAATCTTTCTTTCTCCTCTCCACTCTCAAATATAATAACAGTAGGTATGCAAGTTACTTCATACTTAGCTTGAAGATTAGGATATTCAGCTATATCAATTCTATACTTTGAGCAGTCATTTAAATTTGAAAGATCAACAAATTCATTAGACGAGTTCCATTCAACCCAAAATTCTACAGCCACTATATCTTTAGCTATTTTCTGATTGAAATTATCTTCATTAATAAACTCTTGTCCTGTAACTTTAGATCCTATAACAAGGATTAATATAAATGCTATTAATAATTTTAAGTCTAAATATTTCATATTATTTCATATTATCCATCTTCTCCCTAAGATATTTGATATCATCTTTTATCTCTTTTACATCCTCCTCTGTTTTTAAAATTGAAGCTCTTATATATTCATCTTTCATTTTGAACTCCATTTGAGTAACCTCTGGTTTTGGGGGCTCAGGAAGTAATTTAGCTTCATCAATATCAGCCTGTAAAGTGAACCACATACCAACTAATGTGGCTATTAAAAAAGCTATTCCACCCATTGTTTTTAGGCTTACTTCAAATTTAGAATCTTCTGATATTTCTTTCATAATTATTTCTTTTTTTTGTTAACTCTACATTTCCATTTTCTAAGTGCTAAAGCTTTTCTTGTTGGCTTACCTTTACTATCCTTCATTGGTCCCTTCATTCCACCCATTCTAGCACAAAAAGACTTACGTCTCTTAGCGTCTTTACTACCCTTTTTAACCTTCCCAGTTACAGGAGCCTTTAGCTTACTACCAGGGTTTTCTCTTTTATAAGAGTCCCTACCTTTTTTATTTAATCCTCCTGTAGGATTTTTACCTTCTTTTCTTGTCCAAGCTGCTGTTTTAGCTCCCTTTTTAGCTTTAGGAAAACCAGCTTTCATGTCAGCATAAGACTCATCACTTATAGTAGAATCTTTTTTAGACCTACTTGTCCCAGCTTTTTTTCTTTTATTTATGTTAGCATACAAACTCACTTCTTAGCGAATTTTTCTACACCACTAATACCAAAACAACCAAGGACAACCCATACAAACGAATCGTAAACAAACTCATTTATAACTAGATCATAACCATACCAGCCCGTCATTAGATCAGCGACCATTATTATACACATTATTAAGAAAGCTATAAAACCGATTATAGCCTTTTCATTCCAATTATTATCGTCTTTAAATATATTCATTATTCTTTCATTTGTCTAACTCCTCCAAAACTTTCTTTTAAAACGTTCATTATCTCATCCTTACTCATATTTTGCATAAAAGCAGGTAATTTACCTTTTCCTTCTTCCTCATTATTTTTTGCTCCTTCAGCATTTTCTAGACTAGGTAGAACAGTTTCGTTCTGGCCAGCCATAATATATTTAATATAAGGTCTAAGATATTTTTGACTATGATACATTTGATCCATATCTTCACCAGCGTCCATCATTTCATAAACTGTTATTAAAAAAGGAACATGTTCTTCAGAGGCACCATACGTTGGAGGCGGTTTGTCACCTAGCCATTTTTCTCCATCAGGTCTTTCAGTAGTTAGATTTTTTGTTGGATTACCAGCTTCTTCAGTGCTTTCTCCCTTCATCATCTCAATTTCTTCAGGCGTTACGCCAAGCTCTCTCTGCATGTAATCGTCTACAGCGTCATTACGAAATCTTTCTTCCCAATGCATTTCCTCCTTAGATTCTTCATCAAATTCAGGCTTACCTCCATCCTGCATAAATTGCATTTTTGCCCCATCACGTGCATCAAAAGGTCTAAATGTTTTTGTGTTAATCCTTCTCTGACCATCGTTATCCTCTCCAAAAAAATGAAGGTGATATTCATTGTTTAATATCTCACTTTTAGGAGCGTTCTTTTTATAAGACCCATCTTCTATAGCTGCATTAGCTTCTTCTAAACTGTTATATATATGTCCTGTATATGTTTTTTTAGATGGAACATTACCCGTTTCTTTACCTCCTTCTTGATAAGTTCTTAATGGAGTGTCTCCCTTATTACCCATTAAAGGGGTTAATGGTTGAGGACTTGGGAAAACCATAGATTGATTACCCATTCTTTTTTTATTAATTCCTCCTCCTTGATATTTTTTGTTTATTTTCATTTCAATAAGTATTTTATTTTACCACCCTCTATATATATTCCTTCTGGCTTTCTTATAACTCTACCAGTTAAATCATATAAAAGTCCAGTATCAATAGATTTATCTAATATTTCTTCCATCCCAGAATTGCAAGGCATTCCTGTATCACAATCTACATATTCTGTATTTATTACTTCAACATATTCTACAACAGTATCAACAACAACTATCTCTACATATTCAGTCTCTACAACTGTGTCTATCACTATCACTTCTACGTATTCAATAACATCTACATACATAGTGTCTAAAGCTCCATCCATCCATAACGTGTCTGTTACATATATATATTCAGGAACCATAACCTCAACCTCAAATGTATCTACAACAATCTGAGTTATATATTCTGTTTGTATTATTGTGTCTAATTGTATTATAGTTTCATAGATATAAAAAGGAACTTCAACCTCTACTGTATCAGTTATATATTCTGTTTCAATAATTGTGTCTGTTTCATATATATATTCATATTCTACTACAGGTATCTCTACATACACTGTATCACATTCCTCTACAGGAGGAGCACAGTCTTCTAATGTTGTTGGAACAGCACCGTTTTCATCACTGGCATCGACACAATCTTCCCATTCGTCATTTATCCAAGAGTTTTGAACACAACCCATTGGAGCATACTGAGTCCAATTAGCTGGATCGTCACCACAATAATAACCACCTGCATTAGCACAATCTATACATAATTGTTGAAAATCATAACCTTGAGCATTAACAAACGAACAACTCAAAGTAAATAATATTATTAATAATTTTTTCATATCTATTTTATTTATCGTAACTAAAATATTTCACTTGAAAATCGGAACTTTGTTCTCCAACTTTATCTAATCCTTTTTCTGTTAAATGATTATTTATAACAACCATTTGTGGTTTATCCATTTCTTTTAAAACCTCTTTGTTTTTAATTGTTCTAACAAGTCTTCCATCATAATACATTTCAATTACATCTTTTCTCCAGTTGCATCCATATTTTATAAAATGCTTTCTAGGATCTTTAAACATCATTCCAGCACGTGCAGGAAGATTAGTTTTAGTCCCCTCTGAAGTATTACCGTAGTGTATGCAAGACTCCACTTTATTGTAGGCTAATGGATTATGTATATTAAAATGTAAGTAATCTTGTCTATTACCAGTATAACCCTCAAAAATATCTATCTCTGGGGGCCAAGGTGATCCATACATCCAAAATGCTGGCCACAAAGCATATCCCGTAGGCAGCTTAGCTTCTATCTCAAAATATCCAAAATGAAATTTCTTAATAGATGATATAAGTCCCACACCATAATTAGATTTATAATTTACACCATTATGTTTAATTGTTGCTGGGTTAAATCGTGTCTTTAAGTGAATTACACCTTCTCCATCAATTTCAACAGCAGACTCATCATAATAATTCCAAGATTTATCAGGGTGTATTTTACCCCAAGGTTCTTGACATCTCCATTTAAAACCTGACCAATTCAGTTTTTTCATAATTAAAAGAACAAATAATTAAACCCAAACTTCACTTCATACACTGGTTTCATCCAGTATCTCATATGGGTTCCCTCTACAAACATACCTAAATGTTTTGTTATACGAGATCCAAATACCATACCTGCATCCCATTCTATATTATCCCATTCCTCTCTTCCATACTCAAATGAATACTCATCCATTCCATAGTGAAAAGGCATACAATTAGCCCATATATGTAGCCAAAATTTAGGGGTATATTTATAATATGCTATTCCAACAACAGCACTTAATTCTTTTTGCATTCCAAGCTTTTCAAGCTCTCTTTCATTGTATCTTTCTACTGCGTCTCCGAAGTAGTGGTTGAAGAACTCATCATTCGAGGTAGCAACTAAAACGGAGTCTCCACCACTAACATCGTACCAGTTTTGATTTACGTAAAAACCTTGAACCCATTGTTCTGGAGCAAACCCAAAGTCTTGAGCCAACTGTTGAAAAGTAGACTCGCCAGGTATCCAGAAATCTTCTATAGGGGTTACACCATAAACTGGATGCATACGAAAGACTCCACCTATTGTGAAGTCCCAATTTCCTTTATTAATTCTAAATCTTGTATCAAATGAGTTATATCTTAAATTAACTCTCTGATTATCTTTATATTGAACTTTTGTCACGCATCTATTTCCAAGGTATCTAAGCCAGAAATTTTGCTCAGTATATTTATCCCCACGATTACGTATAAATGAATAATTAAGTAAATACTCCCAACCAACGCTATTACCAATAGTAACATTGTCTGCAACAGCTTTTTCAGTGCCATAATACCATGTTTTAACTTTGTATTCATAATCAAATCTTGCTATTTTACGCAAGCCTATAGTTAAATTATAATCATATGGATGGACTCAATAGCAATATAATCACCTCTCTCAACAAAAGGGGTGTTCATTGTCATTGAAGTATAAAAAGTTGAATATTTAAAAAAGTCTCCTTGACTAAAAGCAGTGGATATTCCAAACACCACTATCATCATTATTATATAAAGTATTTTACTTATGTCCTTTTTCATTTTGTAAATATAGTTATTTTTTTAATTACTACCTCTATTACTGTGTTTTTTTATCATCTTCTCTCGCCCATACCGTCATCATATATTGAACTTGAGGATCTGTCACTATACCCTCTTCTACAAATAAATCTTCTAAAGTTTGGTATCTAATCGGATTACCTACAGCCTCTTTTTGAGCTTCATAAACTATAAACGCTGCTGTCATCTTTTTACCCTGCTTAAAATCTATAACAGCTTGTTGAATATCAGATTCGTATTCCCCAAAATTCCAATCCATAAAAATTTTTCTAGCTATTCTGAGATCTACCTGATCCCTATTCCATAATTTTTGATCTATCACTGGATCATTACCAAGCCTACCTTCAATCTGTCTATGAGTTTCAGCTATAACTTCTTGAGCTAACAAATAATAATCATCTCTAGCATCATTACCAAAACGCAATTTTTTACCATTTTTATCTACCATAGCACCTGAGTTAGGATCTCTTCTTAAAGCAAATCTTTCAGATGCCGCCTTATAAGCTAAATTTAGGTTAGCTTGGAACCTCTCCTCTGTTTCTCTTATGTGGTCAGCTTCAGCTTGTAATTGTGTTTTTTGATTTCTAAGAAGATCAATTTCTCCAATATATCTTTTTGTTACTGGACCAAAAGCGTCATTTAAAAACACATTCATTTGATTACCGTACTTCTCTTTTTCATACTCATTTAAACCTCCAGTGGCAGCCACATAACTATGATTAACTACAGCGTTCCATGGACTCCTATCCATATTAGTAAGCATAGAGCCTATTGCTGACTTTATAGTTGTAACACCGAAACCTCCTTCTTTTAAACCCATTTTATCAAATCTCTTAGATAAATCCATTAACCACCTATCTTCATATTTATCATAATCACCCTCATATTGAGTATATCCGTTAGCTGCCTCATTGTAATCATTCCATACAGGTCTATTGTAAAAAGCATCATAGTTACCTAAAACTTTTAAAGATACATTTAAAAGAGGGTTTGTTGATATTAGATCCCTAGGGTTACCACCACCAGCTGGTATAGCTTTCTGTAGTATTCTACCGTAAGAATTTTTCTCATCACCTCTACCCCAAGGAGTATATGATGAAAAATCTTTAGACTGAATAAAGTAATCACTACCTGTTATGTGTTTAAATGCTAACTCTTCCAAAGGTAATCTAAAAACATTTAATCTAGCATCACTAGGTATCTTTAAATATCTAGGAGTCACAATTCTATTGTCAGACAACTGATTTTTTATTTCAGCTATCCTTTCATCTCTTTCTTCTCCAATCTGCATGCTTTCAGCTATTTTTAATTGCTCTTGTAGAGCCACTTCCTTTTCTTGACTAACTATATCTGTAACTTTACCAGGTAATATTACACAGTGGTAATTTTCTCGATCATAAGGGCTAATATGATTTATATAGTATCTTCTATTTTTATATAGTTTTTCTCTTATCTTTTTCTCTAATTCCCTATTTCCACTTGCTACAGCCTTATCTAAAGCATCTTGTAATCTTTTTTCTTCATCTTCGTCTAAAATATCAAAATGCTGTAAATTATAAGCCATTAAACCAAGACCAAAAACTGAAGCCCACTGTGCTGTATCCCAAAGAAATTGCTTAGGGTTTTCACTAACATACCTAACACTCTTATCAAACACTTGTGCCGCAGCATTAAGGTAAGCAAAGCCTAAAGAATCAAGAAATTTAATCGTTCTACCTCCATTATTAAAGTTAGCATAGTCAACTGCATTAGCTACAGCTCTTTTTTTAATAGCTATAAGGTCTTCTCCTGTGGGTTCTTGCCCATCATTTTTCTCTTTATATTCTTGTGTGTATTTTTTAATCCACCTTCTAGTATTAGCAAGTCTACCTGTCATTTCAGAAGTTGAGTTCATCTTCGCAAAAAAGTTTTTTATAGCGTTTTTATACACCTTTACGGTATTAGGATTTACATAAGGAGCGTCATCACCATACAACTTAGACATTTGTTCTCTAGCTGCCTTTTCTCTAGCACGCTCTTCATTGAGAGTGTTTTCAGGGTCTGACATTATCTCCCTTGCTCTTTTTGTTAACGCCACTTCGTCTATAGCTAAATCAGATGAATAATCCATTAATCCATATCTAGTTAAAAACTCTAAAGATCCCCCAAGCATTTTGTATTCTTGACTAAGAGGTCCATTTGTTCCCGCATCCCAAAGTACAGCGGCCCAGTCAGTAAACGCCATCCCAAATTTAGCACCTAAACCTAGGAAGGGTACAGGATTGGTGGCCATACCATTATAAGTATCTGTAAACATAACTTGCTGAGCGAAATCATAAAATACATTAGCAACAAAGAAAAATGGTGCACCAACACCAGTAGCGAATACTTTAAGTGCACTACCACTCCACCTCAAAGGTTTAGTAATTAATTTAAGTTTATCACCAGCAGGAACCATTTCTCTAGGGTGAGCAAATAAACTTTGGTAAGCTGCATTTTTCATAGCAAATCTAACCTTTTTACCACCTTCATTGTAGCTCATTTCAACGTATCCAGGTTTTACTTTTTCCCCATCTTTTAATATATACCCTATATCTTCTATTGTCATTTGAAGACCATTAACATACTCAAATCCTTTTTTAGTTACTTCAGATATTATATTATATATACCTTTTCTAACTTCATTCTCGGCTCTTAATTTAGCTCCTGTAGCTAGCGTGTTCTGCAATAACTTAACTGGATCCATGTATAAAACACTATCACTACCTTGCTTTAACATTTTTAAAGGAGACTCTAAATGATCGCCCCTATCTGAACGACCTGATTTTCTTTGCTCATTTAAATTTCTCTCTGCAAATATTACATAGTCAACAAATTTTCTTGGATTATATTTAAAGTTTTTAAGCTCATTGTAAGTTGCTTCATCTATTAATCCTGCTTCAAAATTTCTTTTTAACTCATTACTATATTCTTGAAATAGTTTATCTGTAGTTTCTCTAATAATATTAAATCCATCACCCTGTTCTCTCTTCATATTGTCAATCAATTCTTGAGCAAGCTCCTTATTTATCATAACTCTACCCTCACCTTTAGGGTTTTTAACATCTGGATGTTTCATCCTCCAAGGATGAACCTTTTTCTTAGTAGTTGGATTTACTATTGATTTGATTCCAGGCTTCATTCTAACAACAATCTCTTTACCATCTTTATCTTTAGTAAGATACTCTAATTCATATTTGGTGCTCTCCTTACCCCATCTTTTGCCATCGTATTTTTTATCTCTAATTTTACCTTTACTAATTCTAACATTAGGATTGTCTTTATATATATTTTCTAATTGAGCTTCAGCTTGTTTAATTTGATCTTCTACAGCAGACCTTTCTTCTTTTGTTTTTACACTACTATATTTTTTAACTAAAGAATTTAAGTTTTTAATAATAGCATCCGCAGCAACTTTTTGAGCGTCAGATAAATTATCAAGCTCTATTATTCTTTCAAGTGTAGATAGTTGACCTACCAGTTTTATTTGCTTTGAAGATAAAGCTCCCCATATTTTTTTATTAGCCTGATCTATAAGTTCTTTAGCTGTACCTGGAACCGTTAACCATAAGGTTATAGAAGCAAGTGCGTTAGAAGCTGTCTCCCCCAAGTTCATATCTTTACCTATATTTCTAATAGATCTCTTTATTCTATATTTAGTATCTACCGTTGCCTCTTTTAACTTAACAAACGCATCGTCTAAAGATCTTTTGAAATCTGCAAGCCTTCCAAAGAAATTATCTTTACCTCTAGAGAATGCTGCATCTTGATCCTTCTGTAATTCCTCTAAAACCTCTGAGTAATCTGAATCCGTCCACCCCTCCAGGTCTATCTCAGAATTTAAAGCGTCAATCATCTCAAGAGTTTGTTTTTCCCTCATCTCTTTTAAACGAGCCTCCTCCTCTTCAAGTTTAGCTGCCTCTTCTTCTGTTAATTCAGTTTCACCAGAGACACCAGCTTCTTTAGGATTAAACAGTCCTTCTTGATTAGATAAAAAGTTTTTAAATAATTCTCTTATTTTAACTTCTTGATCTGGTATAAAATTATCCCCATCAGTTTGAGCTTTCTTTAAGTAGTCTATAGCGGCATCTACAGCTTTAGCCACACTAGAAGTAGCCCTAAGAACAACAGAAGCTGTTTTAAGAGCCGCTCTAATAATAGGTATAGACATAAACGGATCTGCATAAGCATTTCCACCCAAATCTTTATATATCTGATCTAATTTATCTGCAAAATCTGTTAAGATTTGAAAACGCTGAACGCTTCTACTAGAGTATTCATCTCCTGTTCTGAGATCTGAGATGTCCTTGGCGTTGTCCCCGCTATTAATAGCTCTTTGCCTTCTGGCAAGCTCTCTATTGATGTCTGTTTCAAACGACTTTTCTTGTCTTGTAGTGGTTTCGTATTCCCCATTTGTAAAAACTTTTGTGTTAATATATCCATTTTCTACGGTATTAAAAATATCTTCACCGTATTTTTCTTGTATTTCTTTTATTCCTTTATCTACACCCTCAATCCATTTTGATTCAAAATCCTTAACGTTACCTACCGTCAATCCCTCACCCATAGGCTCCATTAAATATTCAGGAACAAACTGCATTGATAAACCTATAACTTCTCCTTTTTGATTGTAATTTACAGTCATTCCTTCTACTCCATTAGGACCAAAATGTTCATTAGCAAACATTCTAGCATCAGTTAAAGTCATAGGAGAGTCAAACTCTATTCTTCTAAAAGGTCTAGCGTTAGGATCTTGCTTTGTTGTTACTTTAGATATAAATACAGACTCTTGTTCGTTATTGATAGCTGTGTTTAATAACTCATCAAATAAAATAGCAAGATCTGTTCCAGTATCAACAAGTATTTCTAGATTTATAGTGTCTTCCACTTGATTCATATATATACCTTCCGATTGGTATGGTCTACCCATAGCACCTAACTGAGCAACTATAGCATCTAAATTTTGTAATGCTTGATCCATTCTTACAGCTCCCTGCATTGTTTCCGCTATAACAGACGCTATCTCTTCTTCTGTAGCATTTCTTTCTAAAGCATTTTGAACAGCTCTGGCTGTAGCACTATATATTCTTCTTTTTTGATCTGGACTTGTATTCCCTATAAAAGTGCTAGCACCTATCATTATTCTATCTGTTATCTTAGCAGAATTAACAGCATTTTCCATAGTTGCTTGATCTTTAGCTCTCACATCCCCAGTAAATCCAGATTCGTCATATATTTGTTTTTCTATAAACCACATAGCGGCTTGTAGGTCGTCAGGATTTAAATTTAATTGTCTAGCAGCTAAAGCGTATACACTTTGTGCAAAAGAAAAATCTTTACTACCCACTGTTGTTTCTTGAGATTGTCTTCTTCTAAATGGTACAAACCCACCTTGAGAATATAATATCCTTCTCATATTTCTAGCAGCCCAAACATCAATAGTAGCACTTCTGTCTCTTAGAGATAAGTTATTGTAAAACTGTCCTGTTTTGTTAGCTGGATTATTAGATAACCAATTACCATATAAAACTCTAACAATACCTGAAGTAACTACTGGCAAACCAAATGATTTTCCATTTTTCTTTTTTATTCCAGCTACAACATCTTTGTCAGAAGAAGCTTGTTTTATAAGCTCTTTAGCTTTAATTACAGCTTTTTTACCGACTCCAAAAACACCTTGATCATACTGAGCCATTATGTTTTTTACTTTATTGTCGTATATCTCTAGGGCTTCATCAAACTTACCCTCTGAGTAAGATTTTAAAACTTCAGTAGATTTTCTGAAATTAATTTGAGGTGGTGCTTGTGGAGATGTAACCCCTAATAATTCAAAGAATATTGATGCATTTCCACCAAACTTCTGTTGTATTAAGTTTTTTGTTTTACTATACCAACCTGTAGCTTTCTTTAAGTCTATTTTAGAACTATTAGCATTAAAATCCTGTACAAGAAGTTGAGAGGCTAATTCTATTTTTTGTTGCTCTGACAATCCTTGGAAGATAGGAGCCCCACTAAAGTTAAAGGGAAGCTTTTTTATTACAGGTTTTCCATTCTTTAAAACTACAAATCCTCCATCAAATAATATTTGCATAGGATCTGATAAGCTAGGATCATTTTTCATGTCAACATTATTATGTTGATCTACTTTTGCTTGTAAGTTATCTATTTGTTTAAGTTCAGGTTTAGTATAATTACCTCTAACAACTTTAGGGTTAACTCTTAATTTAGCTATTTTATATATTTCTTTAGCTTCAAGTGTATTATATTGATCTGGATATCTTTCTTGTAAAGCTTCAAAGAATTTAGCTCCAGTTATTTTATTAGCTATAGCTTCCTCAGCAAATTTAACAACCCCATCATTACTAAATAAAAATCTTCTTTTCAACATTTCTATAGACTTATCAGAGCCAACCTCATTAAAAGCTTCAGCAACTGAAAACTCCCCACTCAACAGCATTTCAGCTCTAAGAGAACCATCTACTATTCTGTCTGATTTTATAGCATCAATAGCTTTATCAAAAGCGACAGAAAGAGTTTGTCCCGCTTTTAAGCCTGCTTTTAACGTTTTTAAGAACAGTTCCCACGCCACTGGTCCTAGACCCATAGTTACATCCATATACAGGTTTTTGCCCTTATTTCGATTTATTCTATCTAATTCTGAGTCAATACCCCTAATTGTTCTATCTACAAGGCTTTCTGTGTTTTCTGGAGATTTTATATTCGGATCAACATCAGAATCATGAGCATTTGTAGAAGCATTTATTAAATCTATTACACCAGCTAGCTCTTCTGTTATTTGATCATTAGCCTCCATTAGGTCTATATTCGCAGGACCCTCCATAGATAGCTTCAAAGTTTTTATAGCTTCTTTTTTAGTTCTTCCAATAGGGGTTTTAGTTGTTAACTCTATCCACTCTTGCTTCCCATATCTTTTAGCTATTAAAAATGGTTTACCATTAACAGTTCCCTCATATACTTTTTTAGATCTATTATATTTAAAAGGAGTATCTTGAACCACTTCTGTTTCTGTGTCTGTAGACACTTCTGTTGTAGATGGTTGTTGGAATACAAATTGATCAGGAAGTAAACCTATTTTCTGGTCTGCAAAAGGCCTATCTTGAGGTCTCACATAATCAGGATCTCCTTTCTGAGGTATACTCCCATCTTCTCTTCTTAAACCTTGATTAAAGTTAACCCATGAGTTTTGACCTCTAGTTTCTGTTGTCATAGCTCTTCTAGCATCATGACTAAACATTCTAGAGTGATTAAGCCAAGCATTTTCCTCCCCTTTAATTCCAAATCCATTACCTAACTCTGTATGACCAAAGAAATCATGAACAGCTCTAAATAAGTCATTAACCAACAAAGGATTACCGTTAACATCTTGAAATTCTGTAGGTTGAAGTAAGGGGTTTTCTGATCTCATTTGATCTGTTATTTGGCCTTGACCAAAACCAGCCTCTGTTCCAAATATATATAAATGCTTATTATCTCTAACATCTTTTATCATCTCGTCACTATTAGCGTAAGGCTCTCCTTTACCATTATAAATTTCAATGGTGTACCCAGCATTTACAAGTGATTGATATTGCATTTGAGTTTCATTAGCTAAAGCTGTGTAAGCTTTCTGAACTTTAGGGTCTTGTGGATTATGCTCCATAGACTCATAGGCATCAGCTATATTTTTAGAGTTTTCTTCATTAATCTCAGTAACTGGAACAGCATCAGAATGTTGTATTCCTAATTGAGGTGAGTTAGTGTTTATATAGTCTGACGTTATCTGTGATGTTTCTGGGTTGGGGTCATTAAATAGTCTATTACCAGGATTCACCGAGCTTATGCTTCCAGCAGAACTCCTTACCGACTCATCTTCAAATAAAGTTAGTTGTCTACCACCAGAAGAAGGCATGCCAATATCTTCGTCACGTTCATCTTTAACTGTAGGCAAACCACCAGGACCCTCTCCAATAGGAATAATAGGACCTCCAGGAGCATCTCCTCCATCATCTCCTCCGTCATCTCCATTTATTCCACTTAAGTGATCTGGAGTTTCTCCAACCATAGTATCAAAGTCTTCATCTCCCCATAGTGTTAATTGCTCTCCCTGTGGTGATTTTTTATATTCATCCATAACACCCAAAAACTCTTGAACTAATTGAGTATCTTCAGGATTTAGAGTGCCAGAGTCCAGCATATCTTGGAAATTCTGCTCTATGCTATTAGCTGTTAAAGTTGTAAAAGCTGTAGATAACCCTACACAAATAATAGCTGTAGTCATTAACTTATTTATTCTCTCATCTTTTGAGTGACCAACTGTAGCCATTAAAGCTTCTTCCCAGTTAAAGCCCATATTAGTTAAGTTCTCAACAAACTCACCTGAATACTCAGCTAATAACTCAGCACCACCACCCGCAAGTATTCTTGGGGGTAGGGTAGCAACTTTAACTCCTTTTTTACCAAAGTTTCTGTATAATGTTAATAACCCTCTAGTTACAGGAGTTCTTTTAAATAAAGAGTTCATTACTTGTTCTGTTGCTCCCTCAGCAGCACCCATTCTCCATGTAGCCTGATCACCTGATGTCATCTCAAAAGCAACAGCCCCTTTAACTACATTCTCACTAAACTCCCACCAAAATGTACCCACAGGAGTGCTTTTAGCAGCAATCATAGCGTTTTTAATCATAGGCACTTTGGTAAGAGTTTTTAAACCAGCACCAGCTAAAGGCATAGTAGCAATCATTTCAATCATAATAGGAAGTGTAGTACCTACACCTTGAGCTACCATATCATTCAAGCTTATTTCCCCCGCTACCTTTTGTTCATCTGTTAACTCTATTCCGTAAGCATTAGCTATGTCATCATAGTAGTTAATCATATCATCCTCACTATGAACATGTCTTTTATGTACAGCGTGACCAAAAGATTCTGACATTTGTCTCAAGAACAAGCCTGTTCCAGTTTTCTCTGCCCATTCTTTTCCTGGATCAACATTAAATGTTAATACATTAGATATAGCTACTAACTGAGTTTGATTTTCATAGTATCTACCTTTAAAATTCTTCAGCATTTCTATCATAAACTCAGCATCTTCTTTATTAGATCCCTTTGACCAAGCACCTACATTTTTAGCCCACATCATAGGTATAGACTTATCTATAGATCTTAATTGCTGTCTTAATCCAATAACACCCACACTTCTTTCAGCCTCGCTATCGAACTGTTCTCTTAATGCTTTTGATCCTCCACCAATACCCAAACTCCAAATAGAACTTGTATCACCAGAGGCTTCTTGTATAAAACTATACATTTCTTCTAGTGTCATTTTTTGACCACTAGGAAGTGTTATCTTTTCATTCTTCCATATATCCTGATTCATTAATTCAGTAGAATATAGACCATCTTGAGCCCTCATTAGTTGATCTACAAATGCACCGTAATCATCAGCTTGATTTAAAGCTTGCATAAAACTAGTCTCCGCAGAAACTATTTGTTGCTGTAGAATTTTATCCTCCTCCGTAGCTATAGGATCTTCCATCCTTTCTCCTGATTCTGTGAACATTTCTGTTCCCCTTTCATACCCTCTCTTTTCTCTATTCTCCTCTATCTTAGCTTTAATAACAGCTACGTCCTGCATTAGTTTAGTAGACTGCTCAACATATTCATCTTCCTCCATTTTTTCTTTTTTGGCCTCTAATTTTTGCAGTTGGAGATTTTTTTCTTTTAAAGCATTATTTAATTTTACCTGAGTTGTATAGGTTTCTTCATTTTGCCAGTCCGCTTGAGAAGCAAGAATATTAATATCATTAACTCTGGTTTTTTGGAAATCTTTATAAATATTCATAAAGACTTTATCTTGAAGCATTTCTTCAGGGTTTTTAAATTTCACACCCTTGCTAGCCTGATACTTGTCTAAAAGCTTTTTAGCCTCTGTGTCAACAGAAAATTCATTACTTAAATCCTGTTGTATCTCGCTTTTTAATTCACCTATAACTAAATTCATTTGGTAACTTTCAGACCTATCAATTTTAGAATTTATCTGATCATTACTACTATTAAAAAAAGCTACCCTATCTTCATGAGTTTTTAAACCACCATAAGCTGTTTTAACATCATTGACACCATGTTTATTGGAGGTTGTTAACATTTGTGCTGTTAACTTAGTTTTAGCCTCTCTTACAGCATTTATTTGATTTGTTAAATCCTCATACTGAGTCCTTTGCTCCTCACTAAGTGTATTATAATTAACATTCCCAAGTGTAGTTCTTTCATCTACGCCCTCTTCATATACAGCTATTGGTCTGTAGTATTTATATTTTTTCTCTTCTTTATATACGTGACCACCACCAACAAGCTCACTCCTTTTATTTAATAGGCTAGCCATATGATTATCCATATTTAAAATAGTCTCATACTGAGATAAGCCCAACTCATCTACAGATTGGAATGATTGATTTTCATCGCCTGTCTGAAGACCTGGCTCTATACCATATTCTGATAAAATCTCTTCATTTTCTCCACCACCGATAGGAACTTCATGAAAGAATGTGTTAGTATCAGGATTAACAGCAGATAATAAATCTTTTCCATTTTCAGATATAGATGTTGTTAAAGGTATTTGCATGCCCTCATAATCTATAAACTGACCCTCTTCGACACCCTCTAATAATAAGTTAAAGTTTTCAGGATTTTCACTATATATTTGTGCTGCTTTATAAAAATTAAAATCACCTTCCTGACCGTAGAATTGTTCAAAGTTTTGGTTAAACTCTACATTTTTTAATTCTGCTTGAATCTCAGGATTATTTCTCGACTTCTCTCTTTTTTGAAGATCATGTTGATTTTGTATATCTATCTTTAGATCCGCCATCACATTAAAAGGAACCTCAGCAGCATCCACAGGTGATCCATTTTTAGTAAAGGTTTTTAATATATAGTCATAATCCCAAATGTCTTCTTCGGCATTTATATCCACCTCTGTGTTATTTTGTTCTTGAGGAACGATAGCTCCATCTTGAGCTGTAAAATATTTGTCTGTTGGAAGTTCTACTATCTTAGACGCTGGAGATGTTGTCATTTTACCTCCAGGTTTTAATATACCCTGATACCCACCATCTGCATAAACGTGTATAGGATAACCTTGTCTTCCTTCTAGTAATCTAGGTTCTTTGCCTTTAAAATTAAGAGTAGCTGAGGTGCCAGGTTTTGCACCTTCTAAACCTTTATATAATTCTTCATCTGAACTTAAATTAAGATCAGTTACAAAGGCTCCATCTTTAGCTGTAAAACTCTTATTATTTTCGCTTATTTCTAATTGCTCCGATTCTCCAGTTTCCGATTCTAATAAACCATTTGCCGAATCTTTTTTTTTTAAGGCGTAATGATTAACTACACTTGTTATGTCACTATCACTAGGTTTATATTTAGTTAGTGCACCGTAAATGTCTTTAACCATGGTTTCATAATCACCATCGTACTGGGCAAAGATCGAATCAATCTCAACTTGAGTTAACCTATAGTTAGGTTTAAACTTCTTGTAGAAATCTGTTACGAATCTAATAGCGTTTTTATCTTTTTGATATACTACTGCCATATTTAATTAATTTTAATTTTATGCCATCATTGTTTCATCAGCTCCAGGAAATCCCCACTCCTCATTAATTATGCTGTCGTCACCCATAGCTATTTCCTTTCTCTTACCATCTTCTATTATAACCTTCTTAATATCCTTCATTCTATCAAGCCCTTCTTTGTAAGGTTTTAACTCATCAGTGCTTAAAAGAGAACTATTTATAGGGAAGAATCCTGGAATACCTTTTTTGTCTCTCATTATATTATCAATCCATACTCTCTCTTCATTTTTTAAATTACCCTCAGCATCTCCAGAGTACAACTCTCTAACATCTTCTGGATTTTTAGCGTTCCAAAATCCATCAAAACCAAACACAACCATAGCATTTTCTGCGTCTTCTTCATTAGAAAACACAAACGAATTAGTTTGCTTATCCCATTGAGTGTTAGACATTAATCGACCTGTTCGCTTATCTATAACCCTATAACCCATTGTTCCTGCGGATAACTCACCTTGAGCAGCACCTTCTTGTAAAATTTTAGTCAGTTTAGGGTCAAAAGCTTGAAATCCTACGTCATTATAATCATTTAAATTATTTATATCTGTAGGCTTCCATGGTCTGTCAATATTAGGTAAATCTTTACTTACTGTATGTATTCCTCCCATCGCACTAATAGATGACGATCCATCCATTAACTCTATCTTTGTATTAAGAGTTCCAGCATTATCCCAATCCCAACTTAAATTTTTATTATCTATACCTGTAACAGTTGGATTATTAATCTTCACGCTAGTATGTCTAGCTTTCCACTGTTCTAGTATCATTTCCACCATGTAATCTTGATAAGTCTCTAACGTTTTTCCTGGAGCGTATTCACTAGATCTCTTTAATTCTTCTGGTAATTCTCCTAGTAAATTACCATCATTATCTTTATGGCTCCCCTGCTGAATCATTCTAATAATATTGCTCCTAGCCCCTTCACTAGGGTTATTATTTCCTTGCTCTGCTAGTATAGCATCTGCAACCTGATTAGAAGCTATAGTACCATAATCGTTCTGCCAATCACCTCTACCTTCACTTGCATTTCTATCCCACCCAGAAACACTAATAGCTTGATCCCATATACCATTCATAGCTTCAGCAGTTAAATAAGAATTTGTACCACCAACAGCCTCATCGTACATTCCTTCAAATTTTAATCCTTGAGATATTTCATATAATCCATTTGTAGAGTATTTCTTTTTATCTATTTGAGTAAAGTCTCTGCTCCATTGTTTATAGAAAGGAGTTTCACTACCCTCTTCTCCATATACTATATTTCCTTTAATATCAAACCTAAGAAGCTTAGGATTATACTCTTGATTGTAAATGGACTCAAATTTATAAACGCCTGATTTAGTTTGAGAAACCTCATTGTTTGCGTTTAATTCATAGGCTGTTAATCTTTTACCATCCTCACCTAATAAATACTGCTCTCCGTTAGGACCTAGCTCATATTGATACTCTCCGTCCTCATTTTTCAATGCTGTTTGTTGACCCATTCCATCATCATAGGCTGTACCTTCAGCGTTCCACATCCAGCTATAATCATCCATATTCTCTATAATGTTTCCACTCTCATCCTTACCCATTTTAGACTCTACCATTTCCTTAGTTAAATAAACTTCATCCTGCTCTATTAAGTCTAAATTGTACACGTTATTACCAAACTCATCTACCTCATACACTTTATCATGAAATGCTTTATAGTCAGTTACATATGCTGTGGTGTGATCTGCAAAATCCTCTATCTGACGCTCCATATTTCTATATACGGACCAATGGTAGTGGCTAAATTCACCTTCTATATCATCTGTAGCTGTGTTTTTATGATTTAATTCATTGGCATATTTAGCGGCATAAGCATCTAGTTGCCTCATTAATTCTTCCTGACCAGGCATGAATTTCTCTTGAAACTTAGGGTCTATCTGAGACTGCCTAACAGCAGACTGTTTCATTTGTTCACCCTCTTTCCCTTGTTTTTTATTTATCTGCCTCTCCTTAAGTCTCAGTTCTTGTTTTCTTAATCTGTGACCAGCAAAATCAAATATCTGAGGGTCAAAGCCACTAGTAAATCCTCCAGCCATAATTAATTATATTTAAGTATTGGTTTAGGTCTATATCCCATTTTAGCTCCACCCATAGCATCTTGATCCATATTTTTTTCAGCATGCTCTCTAGCGTTTTGATCCCACTTATCGAATAATTGTTTTAATTTATTAAATACAGCATTTTTATCTCCGTCAGCAATTAATTGCTCAAATTCATTAACGTCTTTAGGTGGCATAATAGCCTCACCGCCAGTCATTTCTCCTATTTTCTCTCCATCCTGAACTATATCAATAGGATTCTCTTTGTGAGAAAATTTACCTGGAGTTACATCAGCTTCATTAGCTGGCATCATATCTTGTTTTGCTCCCTCTTCATATTCCTGCATCTTAGCTCCCTTTTCAGCTTTCATCTCTTTCTCTTCCCCTTCTCCTTCTATTTTTTGTAGCTGTATATCTAACATATCATAATCAACACCTAATGTGTTTTTGTTTATTTTTTTAACAGCATCTTCATGCTCTGTGCCTATAAGATCTTGTGCTATAACACCTCTATATCTACCAGGACCCTCTGGAGCATCTTTATCTTTTTTGTAGTCAAAGTCACTAACAGGAACTCCTGATTCAGTTTCTCCTACTTTTTCAATATTTTTTTTCAACTTCTTATCAGACATTCCAGGAATCAAAGACAATAAAGACTCAAAAACTCCACTAATAAGATCTGATGTAGCCGCAGCTTCTTGACCCTGTAATTCTACTAGTCCCGCTAAAGCTGATGCTGCTAAGTCACCACTAGCACCTGCCGACATAGTAGTTAAATCTCCCGCTAGATCAAAAACAGCCTGGTCTGCACCAAACTCTTGTTGACCAAGTTGATTAATTAAAGAAGTTTCTTGTCCTGTTTCAAATTTTTCAATATCTGTTAATTGCTGTTGATATCTTTCGTCCATTCCAGCAGCTTTTTCTTGAGCCTGTATGTAAGCTTGATCAGCAGATCCTAATACATCTTTTATACCCGTCATCTTACCTGTTCTAGCTATATCCTGAGTGATACCCGCAGTCTGTTGACCAATAGTGTCTTTTATTCCCTCCGTAAATTCAGTGGAAGCTTTTTTAGGTTTAGTAAGTGATATTCCTTGATCAAAATAATCTTGTAATTGAGTTGATGGGCCAAAACCCATCTCCTCCTCTACACCTTCAGCTAGACCGACTCCATATTCATCCGCCAGGCCTTGATCTGTTAAAGCCCCTTGATATATGTCCTCTAAAGTATCCTCCATCGAACTAATACCCCATAAAGTACCAAGAGCATCTGCAATAAAACCAAATTGACCTTTAGGAACATCTTTATTGTTTATATAAGTTTTTTTCTTATTATTTCCTCCTTTGCCATATTTTACGGAAGATGTAGGCTTATATGTATACTTTTTTCTCATTTTTACAAATATATTTATTATTTTTCACTTGTACAAGTTAGTCGTCACTTAACTCACTATTAAATATTGTGGCACTACCACTAAAAATTTCTAATAATTTTCTTGATCTTTTTCTCATTTTAACCTCCATATACCTTCCTTTCATTCTATCACCTTCAGCATAGCCATTTCTTTTTATAAATAAAAAGTTACTATTAAAGTCAAAAGGTGAATCAGCAGCTAACGTTAATTGATTGCTACTATCTACGCTAAATATTGTTCCCACAAGAATATCATTACCTGAGTCATTATAATATAATTGATCACCATAAGTAATTAGTGAGTCATCAGAAGATGTTCCTGTTATTATATTTGCAGCTCCAAAATTAGTTCCATTACCAACAACAGTTATTAAATCTGTAGCCTCAACTGAACCAATTCCAAGACCTATAATCTCTGAGCCTGTACTATTTACTGTTACAAAAGGTATTTGTGCATACTGCTTATTTTCTCTTTGATCAAAATTATGTCTATCAACAAAAGTCTCTGTCATATCAGTAACTAAAGTCACATCATAAGAAGTATTAAGTTCACCCTCAAACTCAAAACCTTCAGAGTCTGCTTCAGGAGCTTGATTAGCTTCTAAAGTTAGTGATTTAAAACCTTTCACTGAAGATGGCCCTTCATTTATAGAAAAGTCTAATTCAGTATAAAAAGTTACTCCATAAAAAGTATTATAATTTTCCTCATCTACATCATGCAAGTATAAAAACCCTTCATCCCAAGAAACAAACAATCTATTTACCTTGCAATAATATTCAGCAAAATGAGAATAAAAACTAGTCCATCTTTTCTGTTTATCTCTCCATGCTGTTACAGAACCACCAACCAATATATCCTGCTGATCTGTTACTCCAGTCCCATCCCATTCACCTAGAACATCAAATGTTTCTTCTGTAATATTATAATGTCCTAATTGAGCTGGTATAGAATCCATTTGAACTATATACTCCTCATGCTTAGGGTTAAAGCCACCTTTTATTCTAAAGAATTGATGTTGCCCTGTCAACATTTCCCCCGATATATTACCATAATCACTACTCCAATCAAATTGGGGATCATAAGACCTAAAATCTTCTTCTCTATCTCTAAAGTAATCATGCATTTTAGCATCAGATATAGGGGTTATACCGTCTCCAGATAATCTTAAAACAGCACCTCTTCTTATATCAGTCCAAAACAACACATTACCATTAGCTACAAAAGACTCAGGATTTTTACTTATACCATAATTACCGACAAAAGGAACTACTGGGTTTAATATTTTATTAGAGACACCAACTGTACCTTTACCATCTGCACTAAGAAGTATATCTCTCTGTACAGGAACTTTATATGTTGCGTCCTCTTGTATCATCACTATATCAACTTCCCTGTAATGTATTTTCTGTATACTACCATCTATTCTACTATAATCCTCCCAGTTGCCCTCATTATAATCAAATGTGCTTAAACCATTAAAACTAGTAGCTGGTTGATAAACATCAGAATATGTTATAGAAGCCTCCTTATCTTGTTGTCTATAAAAAGCAGAATAAATATTTGCTCTACCTATATTAATATGATTACTATCTGTATAATCGTTTAAGAAATAATCCTCAACATAAAAGTTTTGAAGACCTCTAACGTTGTTAGCAAACCTCTGCATATTTCTTTGCTTATAATATACATCTCCAAACATAAACTCCCCTACCGCTGGAGTACCAGATGTAGCATTACCAAAAGCATCATAAGTCCATGGATATCCTTGATCAGATATAGGCCCCATATGCCTTCCGCCAGTATCTATTCCATATAATTCACTAAACTCAAAATATAACATCTCTCCTGGTTCAGGATCTGCTTTAGGCTTATATATCTCAACTATAGCCTGTTCTAATAAATCTGTATTTGCAGCAACAGAGGCAGCGTTATAGTTAGCTATTGGGGTTCCATTAGAATCTATTAATTGCTCTATAATAAGATACCACCCATCTTCAGACCCATCATCATTAAGAGCATTTGTTGAAGGAATTGCGTTAGTTCGTATAGGTATGTTAGGATCGTTCTGAGCATAATACTCAAACCCTGAAACTCTAGCGTCAAGATATGTTGTTGTAACATTGTCTGCTGGTGCCCCAACTCCTGCACCTATTTGAGTGCCTGAAGTTATAATCCTTACTCTATCACCTTTTGTAAACTCATAATCTAAAATACTTATATCTGGATTTGGAACCGCATTAGGATCTAGCTCAGCATTTGTTATGTATGAATCATCAGACCCTTTTAAGCCTCTTAAGTTTAAGAATATTCTATTATCAGTAGAGGCTGGATCCTGATTGTTAAATGCTTGTAAAACCCTAAACTGAACAAATTCATCGACAGTATTATTCCTTGAATAAAACCACCTATAATGATTAGCCCAAAGAGGGGCTCTATGGTTTATTTCCCACTTCATTGTTACAGCTCCAGTAAGATCAAAGTTTGCTACACCAGTAGGTATATCTGCAAGCACTGTTCTTTCTGTGGGAAACTTAACATAACACCTTCCATCAGATGAATTACCACCTTTCTGTTCTGAGTCAACTAATACAGTAGAACATCTACCTTTTTCATCATAATATACTATACCAAAACTATGAAAGGCTCCACTTTTAAAAGAAGGGACAGCATCCCCTGTTTGAAGTGTTACTGGGTCTTGGTAGTTTGGACCTCCATATATTCCAGCTGAACTATAACCATATTGAGGTGTTACAGTAAAAGCAACTTTAGGAACATCAAACCCTTCGGTATAATTACCGTATGTTAATCTATTATTTCCTAATATAGTTTGTGTATGTGCAGATCTAGGAACAGCATCATATAATCTCTCTCCTTCTCCCGCTTCTACAAGCGGAAAAGCTTGATCATTAAAGAAACGAAATGTTTGTTCTGAATCAGGGTCTAATTGCCAAGCACCAAAATTATTATCTAACGTAGCTACAATAGCATATGGACCCCTGTTACCTCTTCCTATAATACCTAAATCTTTACATTTTCTTCCAGCTACTTCTATTTTTTTAACTATACCTGAAGAGTTTTTTACAGATACTATTAAATGGTTATCAACTCCAGGAGTTATGTTGGTTTGTGATACATTATTATTATCAAAAGCAGATCTTACAATATCACTAATAGGCGACCATGCACTAACCTCATTGTCATAAAAAACATACCTATATCTAAATTGAAATAAATTCCCAAAAAGCTCATTTTTCGCTATAGAAGGACTACTTCCAAATACATATGTAGGTGCATGTAAAGGTGGTCTCTTAATAACTTCCACATATTGTCTTTTAGATTCTGATGGATATAATGGATCATATAAGTTATACGGATAATAATCCTCTAAACTAATATCATCTGTTCCACCCTCCTCATTTAATATATATGGATCATCGAATAAATCTACAGCAGCTATACTGTTTTTTGATTTTCTAACATTTATAGAGCAAGGCTCACCGTATTGTCTAGAAGTCCAGTATAAAACATCTCCCACTTTATCAATGTCATTAATAAGGAAGTTTTTTCTCCAGTTAAAAACCGATGTGTTAGAATTTCCTGAGTCCCTAAATACAGTCTCTATAGCACCCGTTTTAAGATCGTACTCTAATATTAAGTGATAATGATGATCACTGGCAACAAACCAATATATCTTATCATTTCTAGTATCTTCATAAGCACCTATAGTATCATAATTAATAGGTTCACCCTCGTCTGTGAGATCATTAGATATAGTAGCGTTTGCTTGCATGAAAGTTTTTACAACTTCAATATCATGTCCCGCACCAGACTCTATAGTTGTATGACCTACAGTCCATCCGACAGACTCTAATCCATTTAAATATTCTGTAATATATAATTCCGCCTCATCTGATTCCCCAACAATACCCCAATCATCAGAGTTATTTAATTCTTCCTGGCCAGTAGCATATCCATATCCATCCTCAACTCCAGTATCTTCTGCTCCCCACCAGTATGGCTCCTCTCCATTAGAATTTGTAGTAAATAATGTTCCAGTTAAATCATCTACGATTCCAGCATCAAAAGGTTGTGAACTTCCTGATGTTTGTAGATCAACATAAAAAACTCCATCCTCAGTATAGCCATCACTAGAATATGGAGCTTCAAATAAAAGTGCGTATGCAAAAACTTGACCTGGAGTGTAATCTTCATGATTAGCTACGTTCTCCATCGCAGGCTGACCAAAGAAATATGCAGTATCAAAATAAGGGCTATTATTATCAATAACGCTCACAGTTATACCTAATGCAGATATTTGAGAAGAGTTTTGACTAACCCAATGAGTTAGGTAATTATACATCTCTACATGAGTCTCTCCATTATATGAAATTTGAAATGTATTTGTTGGGGCTTGTAATTCAGCTAAAGAAAATCCTATAACAATATCAAAAAGTAAAAGAGTTATCGAAGGTTCACCTAAATCAGTATAAGTTGAAGACGCAGGCCCATCTTCACCTGGATTATCACCAGGACCGTATTGTTGTGCATAATAAGCTGGGAAGGGGTAATTTGTCACCTCAACCTCATAACCATATCCTAAAGGATATCCATCTTCATCGTAAGCAGATTCCCACGTTGTATATGTATTAGGATCATTTTCATCTCTAAGGTGGCCATCAAAACCCTCTATGTTAGTTGCTAGATCAGAATCAGCATATCCAACACCACCATAATTAAACCAATAATTAGTCCAAGGCATAAAAAGACAGATTCTTCTTTTACCTTGCTGTGGAGGAGTAGGAAAATCATAAGCAACTTTTTTGTTTCCTTTTATGTTTTCAACAACACCTTCTGTATTAGCTTCTGAAGAAATATTCCTTATATTTAAAGCGTGGTGATAATCACCATTCTTTAAAGCTCTAAGATCAGTGTCTTTATCCAATCCACCAACAAATATTTTTTTAGACTGTTTACTAGGCATTTAATTATAATTTAGGAGCCTGCTTAAAAGCTTTTCTTGTAGTCTGCATAGCCTCCTGCTTATTGAATGACTGCATTCTAGCTCTAGCAAGTCTCTTTTGGTTATAGTATTCTTTTTTAGCTAACATTTTTTCATTCATATTGATAGCCCTTTTTCTGTATATCGATTTCCAATATATATATGACTTTAAAGCCTCCTCAGCAAAGGAGTGTACCTTTATTGATTCCCCCTGTAGATCAGATGATCCATCTGAAATATATTCTATTATTACAGTTCCTGTAGCATTAGAAAACTCAATAGTTTCCTCTTCAAAATTCTCTCTATAATACCCGTTAGCATTATTTCCTCCACCTTGCCCATATCTTCCCCATAATCCATCTCCAGGAGTGTTGTCGGTAAAGACTGGATGTTGGGTTGTATCTTCTGTATTAGAAGATGTTGACCCATGAACTAAATTTATTCTATCTCTAGCTCCCAAGTAATTTAATTCACCATTACTATTGACTTTAGATATTCTTATATATGAAACATAATCAGTTGGTAAAGAGACTGTATTTTTATGATCTATAGTTAATTCTATAGATTTTATTTGCCTTACGGTATCGAAATTCAATTCCTTAAGTCCGCTCATAGCTAAATTAAAATATCTTAAATACTCATGCTCACTAGACTTCCCTTCTTCTATTAAAAGATTTTGTATTACTTCCTCAACTGGTATAAATTGTGCCATTATTAATCTATATTATCATTAGCCATATCGTCACTAGCATTTTTCATAACTGTTAGTAATTCAACTAAATTCTTTATTATTATTTTTTCATAATCTGCTGGTATAGGATAAGTTACATGATCTTCCACTAAAGACGATGTTCCTATATAATGCACCCTAATAGTATTTCCATACTTATTTGTTTTATCATCCATGCTATATCTTTTATATAAGTATATAGCCGCTCCCCCTATTGGATTTGTCGAACCACCAGCATTTACAAGGTTTTCTATGTAATAATACTGTCTTCCTGATCTTTTAACGGTTTTATCATATAGAGAATTATGTTGACTACCAGAGGGCATTCTGTAAAAAATTTCTGGGCTAAAGTTTACTGCTGAAGCATCCGCATTTGCACTTGCTGTACTATAATGTTCTAATGTAAATGCACTTCCTGGGGTAAAAGGTACTAAATCATAACCTCCACCTGGTTCTATTTCTTGAAAATTTAAAGTATAAACCTGATCAGGCACAACACCTAAAGTTTCTTTTTGAAGTCTAATGTTTTGCTCTTGAGCAATTTTAGTAGCATTTTCAAGCACAAACTTATCTATAGCGTCTACGTAAGAAACATCTCTTCTTCTTGACACAAACTCAGTTGTATACATAGTATCATTAATCATAAACCCTATACCATGAGAATCTGCATGCCCAACTATATCTACCTGTTCATTAGTGCTTCCTCCAAGATTCTTGATAACCCAACTAAATCCAATATCATTTAATATCTCATTATTCATATTTATTGCAGCACCGCCATATTCACTATCAGTCCCATCATCAAATCCATTATCCCCAACTCCATTGATTTTAAAATTATCAATTCTAGACCCATATTTAGTCTCTAAAGTTATAGCCCCCGAATGCATTATCTGCACTGGATTATCAAACATTTGATTATCTTCTGCGGTTAAAGCTTCTCCCTGTTTCCAATCTAAACCATATCTAATATCAAAATCTTTAACAAACTTTTTAAAACCAGCACTATTAACTAAACATTTCATAAAGTCAAGATGTTGATTTTCGTAAGTATCATACTCAGAAGTGTCCACATTAAACTCTATTTTATGTTTTCTAATTCCAGCATATTGATGTTGCTCAGTTACTCCATTTTGCATTATAGTTTTTGTTAGATGGAAATCGAAAGAAATAGAGTATTTTTTATCCATCACTTTAGGACCAAACTTAAAAATAAGGTCTACTTTACCTGTGTTATAATGAGGGCCTTTCAGAGTTCCCGTCACTTTATATATATCGCTCTGTTTTTCAAATCTAACATCAACGGTCTCTACTTTTTGTATACCCGCATCATTAGGAAGAGAAATATAACCGAAATTTAATCTACCATAAAGAGCATGATTTCTACTGTCATCTCTTATCAAAGGAATTGTAGCTTGAGAAATCCAACCACCATTTATTTCTAATTCACCTTTAGCTGTGGCTGTAGATTTAGTATAATGCCAATCCATTATTTCAGATTTTATAAGAGCATCTCTCTCTTGGTCAACCAAGAGCATCACCTCTCTTATATCTATAGAGCTATCTTCAGTAGGGTCCCCACCGTTTACTATTCTAAGAACTTGTTCCGCTATTTTATATCTTGTTGTTGCCATTATCTTCTCATTGTAGTTGGTGTAGGTACTCTAGGTCTCCCCACTGATGGGCTTGAGGCACTCTGTTCTTTAACTTTAGCCTCTGCATAAGCCATAGGCTCTTGATCTCTTAGCGATATTCCTATGTAGGATAACATTCTTTGAGCGATTTCTCTATGGGTTTTACTAGGTAGAGTTAATTCTTGACTACTTGCACTAGATGGATTATACACGTATTGATTATTAACCATATTATAGCCCCAAAATGGAGATATAGGTTTTGCTATGTAAACTAAATATATTTGTTTGTAATCTGTATCTTTTAATTCTGCTATCTCATTTGTTATTCCTTCTGCATTTTGTCCAGGCTCAAATCCATAAATTTCAAATCCTTTATCAAACATTACAGCTACATAATTATGTTCATCTGGGTAAAGAATCTCACTATGTAATCTGTACGATAGTTGATCGTGAGTTATTAAATCTATTTTCCCCCTTCTTAGTTCTTTATTTATATCTCCCCCATCATCATTTGTATGAATCATTCCAGGTTGAACTTCATTTGGATCAGGTGTCGCATTTCCAGGTATATGGTAAAGCCTTAAAAAATGTAGATATTCTCCTGATATTTTTCCTTTGTCATCCATTTCATTCTCTGGATACTTCCAAACACCAAGACCACTATCATCATATGTAAGCTGTTTTCTAAAAACAACACTTCTAATATCATCTAAAACAGAATGATTTTGAACTAAAACTTTAGACCCTTTACTCATAGCCTCAGCCTCAGTCTTATATCTAGCAACTCTATCATGTATTAAATCTAGTTGAGCCTGTTGTGCTAATAAGTTAAATTCAGAAGGTTTTATAAACCCTCTTTGCTCTTTATTTGCTATAAGTTGTACAAACCTGTATAATTCATCTATCGTCATTATTTGTCTATTTTAAAACAAATATAGCAAAAAAAAAGGAGGTAACAAACCTGTAACCCCCTTTAAGTAGCATTATTATATGTTATAATTAATTCGTGGTTCCCATTTTTGCTTTTATTTGATCCACAATTCCACTACCTGCATCAGTCATACACATATCTGCTAAACAGTCCACTGGTTTAACCCCTAACGGTACATGAGTTATAACAGGTCTTTGATTTCCCTGAACCCAAGTGATTTTTCCAGAGTCCCAAGATATCACACCAGCCTCTTTACCTCTAAGTATAGTTTGCTTAATTTCCATTTTAGGATCATCCAATCCAGCTATAAAATTAATAGGATCTTTTTCAGCTAAAACTTTCATATCATATCTTATCTCATCAGTAGATTTATCTACATTAACCCCTAAAACCTGTGCATATCCTAATAATTTATTTAAAGGCATATCAAATACAGTTCTTAAAGCGTCCATAGATTGAATCTCTTTTTCCATCTTTTCTTTAGCGTCTTTTTCAAAATCTAATCTCTTAAAAACTCTTGATGAACCAGGTATTCTATCAGGGTTACTAGCATTAGCATTACACATATCTAGATATTTTCTTAAAGTAGGATTAGTGTAATCTACCATTAACACTCCATTATTGAAAGTTATAGGAGATTTTACCATTGAATCCTCTTTTTGCTCATCTTCAAATATAGAAGGCTCTCCTGGTATATATCTAATTTTTCTATTTATACCTTTTTCTGGATCAAAAATAATATCTTCAGCTTTAAGCATATGTACGATAGGAAATTTTACCTTTCCAGTTTTCTTATCCTTACGCTCCCTGTAAAGCCTATATGTTGTTGGTTTTCTAGTATTCTTCTTTCTCCCCTGATTAAGGTTTGCAATACCATTAGTGTTTGATTTTGGTGCTGTAGGAGTCTCAACAGTATTCATTACCGCTGTCTCTACAGACTTTGTAGTAGGTTGTTTTTTCTTTGTCATTTTTCTTAAATTAAATTAAACTATAAATAATACACCTATCTCTAGATGTTGTTTTTTTATTCTGGGTTATCTAAGGTTATATGGAACTTGTTGTTAGCAACTGATAAAGATGGATCATCTATCCAGTCGGTTCCACAATATGTACGAGGATCTGTAGATGCGTCAGCAATAACTATAAATCCATTATTTTGAGCTAAGTGATCACTTATTTTTAAAACTATGTCTTTAAAAGCTCTTTTATGATTCCATTTAGTAGCTATAGATATTGTTATGTAATCAACTCCTTTTGTGTCATTCTCAGCGTCTGTTCCAATCGATTGAGCCGACTCGAAAAGCATATAAAATTGACTATGGCCTTTAACTGTAACACCTTTTAACCGACTTAAAGGATAAGCAGCACACATAGCTGTTGTTTCAGATCCCATATTAAAGTCTCCGTTTTCGCTGTTCATAAAATATAATAACTTCATATCTCTTTTTTTTAAAACTTTATTAATCTGCTGTTGCAGTTCTAACACTTATAACACAGTTAAGTATATCATCGTGTATTTTTTCACCGTTATATATATCTGAAATAACTAAAAATCTACCAGTTCTTGAAACAGGTTCATTTAGTTTATCGACTATTCTTTTCATAACGCTAGCTTGTTTACCAGCTGTAACGGTGAGTGCTATTAAGTCTGTCTCATCACTAACGTCACCAGCGTCCTCTTGATTAACTCCTAACCCCCTCATTAAAGGCTTAAACCTCATATTAACAACCTCATCAGCTGCATCGCTACTAGTACAATCAAATCCTAAAAAACTATCTACATGATACATTACCGCTGAATGTACAGCTTCCGATATTGTATTTATCTGGAAGTAAAGGAACTTATCTGTTTCATCTATAAACATAACTTATATATTTTTTAATCTTTACAAATATAATGATTTATTTTTAATAAAACACCTTTGGAGGAAGAAAAACTCTTCCCCCTTAGATGTGTTCTTTAGACTGCCTGTATATCATTTCAAGACAGTTAGCAAAGTGCTATTAAGCAGCAGCTCCAGCCTGAACAGTTATTGACATGTCAGAAATTGCAACAGCAGTTCCTGATGAGTCAGGTCCTACTGGAAGAAAATCCTGAAGCATAAGGTCAGCAATAACAATCATGCTCTTGCCAGTACCAGCAACTTTAGGTGCGTCTATAGCAGCTAAAATAGCTTCGATAACTTCTTTGTGCTTATCAGAAGTAATAGTTAGAGTAACAACGTCATTTACATTGTCACCTCCACCATCAGCGTCTCCAACTTCACCTTCTATTGGCTTAAAACACATCGCAAGATGAGTTTGTGTTGTAGTCTGATTGGTAAATCCTCTAAAACTACTTACTGGATAAACAGCAACATCGTGAGCAGCGTTAAATAACTTATCACCACTTCCTCCTTTGCAGAAATATAAATACTTTTCCATTTTATATAAACTTTAAAAGGTTAATAATTAAGACTTCTTAATCAGCATGTAACGGTTAGCCGCAAACCCTTCAAAACCTCTTTCACATCTGTAGTGCGATTGTAGCACGTCAGTTGTGTTAGTTTTGTTTTGTAGAATAGCAGATCCCGTTAACCAGTGCTCCATATCTCTCGAATAACCATTAGCAGCTTTATATCGTATTCTCAACGATGGAATACTTTCACCAGATTTAGCGTCTTTTTTCATATCCATAGGAATACAAACACCATATCCAGGATAGTTAAATCCAGAAGCACCTAATAATCGTGGGTGATTAAACAAATCATAAGTTTTCTTATGGAATGTATATCCACCTCTACTGAAAGAATTAAACCCTAAGTTTAACGCCATGTTTTTATTATTTTGAAAAGTACCAAAATTAGCACCACCCGCAGCATACGCACCTTGAGCAGCTAATAAGTCATCGATATCTAGAGATAAATCAATACCAGCATAAATGCAGTATTCTTTAGCACCTCTATATTTATCTAATGATTTAATCATAGCGTCAAAGTCTGCCATTGTAATTGAAGCAGCACCTAAGTCCATAGACTGTCCGTCTGTTTCAATCCAAGGAAGTAAACCTTGAGTTCCTCTAAGTGTTGAGTTATCAGCAACGTTGTTACCAGATTTAAAAGCTGTTGTAGTAGCCTCTAAAGTAGCGTTGTCAATATCCTCACCTAACATCATCATAATCTCAGAATAATCCAAGAATCTCTTATAAGTGTCTGATTCACCTTTTAAATACCATACATACCCTGAGCCCATTTTTTCATTGTCAACTTTTACGTAAACAACATTTGTAGCCTCAGAACCTGTTACTTCAAAAGATTCTTTTAAGATCATACATTTATTAGAATATTCATGTACTAGCGGAGATAAACTATCTGGCTGTGATCCTCCTTCTGGATGAGCATTACCAATAATAGCAAATTCATAATCCACTCCCGTTGATTTAGCACCTGCACCACCAGTTGCAATAGAGTACATTGTTACTTGATATGTACCCGCATTCGGGAAAGTTGTAGCTGTTACATAGAACATATCACCATCTTTATCTCGTAGAATATCACCAGGTCGAACTGGAGTATATTCACTAGTAGTACCTGCAAAGTTTGCAGCAAAACCACCAGCTTGTACCGCTAAAGTCACTGACGCTGCTCCAGGAGCTGCACCAGGGAATTGTCCTGTAATGCTATTGTGTCTGAACGCTTCTTCATAGTGTTCAAACGTAGTGTTGTTCGATGGAGCTTTTGAGCCCATCAATTCCATAAGTCCCGTAATACCTTGTTCGCCATAACGCTTAACAAGTTTTTCAGAGACATCTCTTTGACGTAAAGAGTTCGTAGTTAAATTACTTACGTAGTTCTCATTGGTTGCAATTTGAACCGCAGAAGGTTTAACATGAACTTGTCCGCCTAAACTTACTGTAGCCATTTTATATTATTTTTTAACTATTAATTATTATTATTATCTAATCCACATTGATCCTGTTCCATTCATTTGATCATCTAGTTCGTCTAAAATATCCTTTTTCTGATCCACATTTTGTCTAGGTTCGTTATTAAACGAAGGATTTTTAATATCCCTTACTACCTGCTCGGTTCCCTTAGACCTGTATTGATTAGCTACACTTCTTATTATATCTTGAAAATTATTCAATACAAACATATCAGTATTTAACTTATCAAAATTCCAGTTACCATCTTTTGATATATATTGATTAAAGAAAGAGTTTAAATTAGAATTTGCATCCACCAAACCTTTTCTATGATCATCTGTTAAGGAAAAAGTAAATTTCTCCCCAGAATCATTAATATCAAATGTTATAGACTCAACCTCATCAACTTGAGATGACATATTTTTAACCCAATCTTGCCTTACAGCTTCCTGTTCGGCTGAATTATCTTTTTTGTTTTCAACAGGCATTCTATATTTTTCCTGCATCTCTATAAGATTCTTCCTTGCGTTAGCAACATCCTTCTTAAGTTCAATTTTACCAAGAGTTTTTTCAGCATCACTATGTTTATCCTTGCCTAACTTATATTTAGATTCTATTAAAACATTTACTTCATCCATACTTAATTCAGGATTTTCTTGCTTTAAAGTTAGTCTCATAACATCTTCATTAGACATTTTAGAATAATCAACAGCTTGCGTTCTAATGTAGTCCGCCATACTTCTCCCTGTCTCATTAATAAAATTATTCATCTTCTCTATCTGCTCGTTAGCGAAAGATGTTTTTTTACTAGACAAAGCATTACTGAAAGAATCAATAGAATCAAAGTCTTGTTTAAACTGCTCGTTTATAAACTTTAAAAACTCTTGCTTATTCTTATTAGTAACTTCGTTAGCGTCTACAACCTCTTTTTGAGATTGATTACTAGATTCATTATTTAAAGAACGATCAACATTATCCTGTGATTCTGATACAGACTCTTTTGGAGCCTCTACAGTTTCATCAGTTTTACTTTCTGTTGTGGTTTCTGTACTTTCTTGAGGTTGTTCAGTTTGAGTTGTTAAATCAACCGTTGTAGGTTGAAGCATTTGCTCCTGTACACCATCTGAAATTACTTCTCCACTTAATTGTTCAGCGATTAAATCGCCCATTTCATCTGCCATAATATATTAAATTAAATTAAACCTTTTTTGCAAAAATATAACATTTACAGATATAATCAAATTATCCATAAGTTTTTTTTACATTCCTAATTCTAAATCAGGATCCCCTATAGGACCCTCTTTACCTTTTCTTTGCTCTATCATTTTAGATTGAAAATGTGCACTTTTAGCTACCGTTTTCTCTCTAGACTCTCCTTGAGCTTTATTAGCTGCAACTTTTCCAATATTACCAGCTTGTATTTCTTTTAACTTTCTAACATGAGCAGCTTCCTCAAATTGATTTTTCATTTGATACTCCATCTGTAATTTTTGCATATCAAACTGAGCATCCATCTCCTTCATTTTAGCGTCTATCTGAGCTTGCATTTGTAATTCTTGTTGCTTCATTTGTGCGGCCATAGCAGCTGATTGTTGCTGTTGTTGAGCGTTACTTTGAGATTGAGCCTGAACCATTTTCATCTGCTCCTCCTGATACTTCTTTCTCCTTAACATTAACATTCTAGATCCTAACTTAGGATTATTAATATCTCTTATCATTATAGCATCTTCTATTCTTAACTCTTTTTGAGCTAAAGACATTTGTATAGCTTGTTCTAATTGAGCTTTTTCTTGTTCATCTGGAGCTATTTCTATACCTATTCCAAAATCATGAAGAGAAATTTCTTTATTAACCTCTATCGTTCTCATTACAGACTTTCCAAGTGCAGACATATAACCCTTTACAGGTTTGTCATAATCAACTATATCTTGAAGTTTCATGCAAATAGACTTAGCTAAATTTTCAACCACCTTATTAAATCCATCATCTATAGCTCTAGTAGCATTATTAGATGCCATTAATTGTATTTTCTGAACACCAACCAAAGCCTCACTAGATGGTTTAGCACCATCTCTAGCTTCATTAACACCTGTAACATCCCGAATCATACCTAGGTTGTGTTGATATATTTGTATGAGTTGCATCATATCTCTACCTATACCATTCTCAAGTTCTTGTATGGGAATAGTATTAGAAGCTACACCTTCATCATCCACACGTCTATAATATATATTACCAGTTTGATCATAAATCTCCTGTAATTCTAGAGGTGTAAATGTCCCCCCATCACCCTTAGAAACATTCTCTAAAGATCCTATTTCAAAAGCAGCTCCTTTTGGTCTAGCTTTAGCTAAAACTTGTTGCATTTTTAAATGTGCTAATTGTATCTGATCAGCAAAAGGCATCATTCTTTCAACTAAAGATACATTACGCATATTATTTAAATTAGGACTATATATTATGTATGATAATTTTGTTTCGGAAAGATTAGATTTAGGTCTAGACATATTCTTAGCTAATCCATAATCAAAAATATAATCAGTTCCAACTATATACTTTCCACTATAAACAACTTTTACTGTGCTGTTTAATTGTTCTCTTTTATATTTGGATTTTTTAGGAGGTTTATACCCCTTCTTTCTTTTACTAACAGAATAACCTCCAAATGCGTTATCTTTTTTCTCATAGTTTAAATCGTAAGTTGATATAAATTCAGCGTCCATTATTTGAACAGAAAATTTATCATGCTCACTAGCGTAAGATGAATAGTTACCAAAAGACCTCCCATACAAGCTATCCTCATCTCTAAGTTTATTAGCATGATTTGTTGCTATATCATTATACTCATCTTCAGTAAACTGATCTCCAGCCATTTCTTTTAACTGTGCTATAGTCACTGTATAAATCTCTCCCGCATGTTGAATGTTTCTATAATCAGAAGACTGTGAATGTGAAGTTATTAGATTCAAAGGATCAACATATCTTATTTTTATACCTTCAGATGAATGTATGTATGTTTTTATCGCAGCTGTTCCCACAACAACCAAATCTCTTATACATTTCTTTTTTATCTCGTCAAAATCATTTTGCTGAAGAACAAACTCTATACCTCTCTCTATAGAAACCTCATGTGCCTGCTTATAGTTTAAACTCATAAATAGTTGAATCTCCTCCATGTCGCCAGCAATAAAACCTTTTTTATTATGATCAAAGCCTGTTTTTTGAGAAATCTTTTGTCTAATTGGAGCGTTCATCATATCAGCTACCATTTTTCTCCTATCTGAATCTCTTTTATCTACAGATAATTTATCTATAGCGTTAGCTTTTATAGCAAACTCTCTATTTGTCATATCACCACATACAACATCAACGAATTTAGGTATTATAGAAACTGGAGTCCAATCAATATTCATGTACGAAGAATCACCCTCGACATCTAATAGGTCTTTATATTTAGAAACACTTTGAGTCCCTTCCGCATAAGCTCTCATTTTATTAAAAGCTCTCTTCTTATCTTGATAAGCTAGTTCTGTACTATTTTTCCAATCAGAATACATAGTCTTAAAATACTGAAGACCATACTCTTTTGTTTCTTTTTCCTTATTTGTTGCGAAGATTGTAGGATAACCTCCTATTAATTCAAATTCTTTTTTCATCTATATTTTCTTAGACATTAATCCTATATTCCTATATTTTTTCACAAAGTTAAGATTTATTTTTGGAATTTTCTTTTCTATTACATATTTTTGTGCCGCTAAAAGAGCTAAACTTGAAGCTACTGTGGCATCATACTTTGTTCTATTTGATGGTTCAAACCTACTCCAATCATCTAAAAGTCTATTAAAATAACATTTACCCATCTCTTGAGTATCTGCATTCATACCCACATAATCATAAACATAACTAGCTACAGCTTCCGTTTGAGCATTAAGAACAGCTACACCAGTAGAAGGTATTCCTTTTGTTTGTTGTTTCCTACTACTCTCTGTGTGTGTAGACTCTGGTCTATCCATTAGATAATTATAATAACCTCTTCTTTCAAAATATTTTATTATACCTATTTTATTATTTTCTATAAGTATTGGGCACCCATAAAAGACGCAAGTTTTTAAAACATCTTCATAAAACATCTCAGCCTTTGGAGGTCTAGCTATATACTCACAAACAAACTGATTGGAAAAGTCATCTATCATGCTAAATTTCTTATACACATAACAGGCAGCATCAGATCTTCTACCATCGGTAGTTGTATCATGATCATAAGGGTCACATCCAGCAACCATTTCAATATCATTACCAGGAGCTTTTTTATTATATATCATTTTAATCTTATTCCGCCTATCCTCTGGTGGTATCCAAGAAATTCTCCATCTACCTTGAGAACCTGGCTTCCACATTACGGTTGTATCTTTTTCTCCATTACTCCAAATAAAATCACCTTTAACTATTAAATTTCTAGCTTCCTCATTGTAATCCATTTGTTGATATATTCTTTCTACATCAAAAGGACTATATCTTGAATCACTCCTAAATGCTTCATCAATAGTAAATGGTCTTTGTCTTTTTTCTTCAGATAACTTAGTGGTGTTCCCTTGATAAGCGTCTCTTATGTTTTGTAAATATTCTTTAGCTCCTATTTTTTTACCTATAAATTTAGCTTGATCTTTAGTTGGTGTATCAATAACAGAAAACCCATATTCATCTATAAATCCTTCATACCCATCATACGCTGGTGTAAAATAAGAATACATACCTGATCTCGTTCTACCATTGGCATCTCTCTCCTCTATATCACTATCATACCATATATTTTTAAAGTTCTCACCTCCAGATATTTCTAATTCATTAACAGTAGATGGCATAAAACATCTTCCTATTATCTTATCCCCTAGAGTTAAACACGACCTAACAACTTCCCAATTCTTCTCAACACTAGCCTCTGTCCATTTACCAGCCTCATCACATAAATATCTTATTAGCTTAACTGAGTCATATGAATTTTCCCTAGTGTTTCTCCAATCTA